CCAGGGGGTTTAGTCCTGGGGTTTTATAGAATTTATTTGTATTACTTAGGTTCTATAATTCCCCAGGGTACGATTACTAATATCGCGTGTAATCACCCAATAGGCTGTTAGCCCACATTCGGGTTGTGATTTAAACGATATATGTAACTGTACTGAAGTCATCATAGCCTCTATTGTATATTTATTTATCTTTCTTGTCAAACTTTTTTTTGTTGTTAAATTAGCAAGTTTTGCTAAGATTCCAACTTGATTCGTTTTTGTTTATTATTTTGGTGTAATCGTCAAAATTTGAATCTGAGTAAAACAATTCATATAGTTTATACGTTTTTTTTAAAAAAATCAAGTTAAATCTTTGCTGCCACTGGTGACTATAAATCAGTTTTAACCACCATTGACTTTTTTTTGAATTTTCGTCGCCTAAGTTAAATTGATTCTTTACAAACTTTAATCCAAAATATCTTAAATTTGTAACTTCTGTTAGGTAATTATCTTGATCAAATCGAATTTGATTTTTGAGTTTTTTGTAAATTTTGTAAATGTTGTTGTTATGATGTGATTCATCAACTACCAACTGATGAAATAAATTTTTTAATTTGATGTTTTCAATATTTCTATAAATTAGATAAAAACTAGTCCAAAGATAACATTCTCCTACGTAATAACGTACTAGTAAATCTGACAAATTAGTATTATCTACTAGAGTAATTGTATTTTTTTCAATTTCTTCTATAGTGTTGTAAGCAACATCTTTATTAAAATTTTGTTTTAAAAATTGTTGTAATAAAAGAGTGTGTTCATTTTCATCCTCTATCATTCTATTCAGATACTTTGCTATTTGGCATCTTTCTTCTTCATTTAAACAGATTTGTTGGTTATAAAAATTTGTTTGAAAGTGGTCAAGAATTTTAGGATATGCTATGGTAGTTTCATACTCACCCAAATATGTGCTATAAATCCAATCAGACAAAAAATCAAAAGAAAAATTCTCATATTTTTGTTGTAAAGATTGTTCTAATAGATTAGAAAAAATAGGTTCATGAAAATTAAAAATGCAATTATTGGACATAATTACTATTTAAGATTAGAACTTAAAATCAAAAAGAAAGCCCTTTGCAGGGCTTACTTTTCCAAATCGCTTGAAATTAGCGATTAGCAATATACATTGTGATTTCAAAACCAAAACGCATATCTTGAGCTGCCGGTGTAGTCCATGCCATGTTATTTCTCCTTGATTAAATTAACATACTGCAACAGTATGTATCTCTATTGTAAGGTAGATTTTGGTACATTTGTATCCTGACAGTCATGATTTTACACTACGCAAATTCATTAGTGCTAGATAAAATCTAGGGCAGGGTAAAAGTGCCGTTCGGCCCATTCTTGTAATCTATGTTCATGCCAATAAATCATAAAATGATCTCGAGTTTCGAAATGTTTTTGAAATTCTTCAGTTACAGCCAAGCAACCATTGAGATCCTGTCCACCCATTTCGCCTTTCATAAATGCAGTATCGCAGTCCCAATAATACTTTTCTAATTCTTTATAAGTTAGATCTGCTGCGTTTAGTACCACAGATAATAAGAATATTTTGAGCACACACAGCTCCTAAATAATTATTTATTGGTTTATCTGCTTACCCCAATTGAGTCGCAACCAAGCTCTTTCATGAATGTAATGTGCTACAGTCATCCAAATATTAATTACAATTGCTCCGCTAATGCCTGTAAATGCTGCGGTTACTAGTGTTGCTACTATACGCCAGCTAATAGCTCTAACTATGGTTCTCTTATGTGTTTCTGTCAATTTTTTTCTCCTATAAAAAAGCCCCTTTCGGGGCTGGTTTAACTATTGAGCACTCGGGCCACAGACGTTATTACGGCTGCGATTCGCCCAATGTCTCTAAGTTGTTCTACTGTGTATCCCATTTTCTTTAAATTTTCGTAATGTGATTTGATGCAAAAATGGCATTTACCCACAATTGACGCTGCTAGACTATAAGCTTCAAAACGTTCTTTTGTTGTACCACCATGAGTACTTATGGCATTCATTCTTAGCTGTGCAGGTAATCCTTTGAGATTAGCATCATCTGCCATTTCCACATACGGATACCATACATTGTTCATGGCCATTAAACTTGATGCGGTCAGTGCTGCATCACGCTCACGGGCATCTTCCAGATTTGACTGTATAAACGAAACGAGTTTTCCATTACCTGTTGCCATTGCGGCTGCGAGAGCACATGCATTAGCTTCAGAAATGTCAAGACTGCTGCGATTGATAACACTATCAAGATTAAGTTTTGTGTCTTTGGCATATTCTGGAAGACCTTCTTTAATTTGTTCTACCCAACTCATTCGTGTTTTCCTTTTCCTTTTGTTTTTGATTTTCTATTACTAATAGTTCTTGTTTCTTTTTGAAAATGGCGTCCCAATTACTAGCAAACTTATCTTGGCTAACACTATAGGGGCGCGGACTTGAACCTTTACTCACTTTGTTTGATCCCCTAGTAGCTTGTAACCTTTGTACGTAGGATGCACACCGTCACTGCTGATGTTGCTTTCGGGTCTTGGAATAACTGTATCACCAAATTCTGCAGCCACTTGTTTTACCGCTTCTACTTGTCGTGGCTTGAGTCTCTGGCTAGGCAACAACCAAAACACCCGATTGGCTTGGGCATTGGTACGCAAAGATCTAATGTGTCCTTCGGTATTGATACCAAGATCATTTGCGCCAAGACTAATGATTAGTGTTTGGGTCGGTTTCAACTTATGTAAATGCTTGTTGTTCCAATCACGACTGTTGATTCCGCTTTTAGCTATGGCTTGACATTCGGGCCTAACTTGACTGACTCCTACAGCAATACTATCTCCTACAATCAAACATTCAAGCATTTACTTCTCCTGATTAAAGTGTTTCGCCGCCAATTGGGCGTGAGCATGGGCACAATTCGCCAGTCTGCAATGCGTCAAGGATACGCAATGTCTCGTCTGGATTACGACCAACGTCTAGATTGTTTACAGTCACATGCTGGATTACATTGTCTGGATCAACAATGAATGTGGCACGAAGTGCAGCACCGGCTGGGCCATAGAAAATACCCAATTGATCAGCCAAGCTGTTTTCGTCTCTGGCAACATCAGCAAATGACCACGAATTGGTCTTCTTTAGATCCTCGTGTGCGTTACGCCACGCCAGTTTACAGAATTCATTGTCGGTGCTACCAATTAGCAATACAGCGTCACGATCTGCGAAATCTTTGTTGAGTTTGTCGTAAGCAACAATTTCAGTTGGGCAAACAAATGTAAAGTCTTTTGGATAGTAAACAATTACTTTCCATTTTCCTTCAAAGCTTCGGTCTGTGATTGTTTCAAATGCACCGTCTACGGTCAGTGCGCCGGGTTTGACACCAGTTACTGCAAAATGTGTGATACGATCTCCAATTGTTTTCATCTGATTTTCTCCTAATGTTAAAATGAAATTATCTTTGTGCCCTGCAATTGGGGCAAACAACTATTAAATTTGTTTCCTCGTTGTTATGAGTATTGTTATCCTTATGATCAACCACTAACGGAATTGATTGTCCTGCGTGTTGGTCGTTCCGACAAATTTCACATTTTGCGCCACGTTGTTCGATCAAGTAACGTTTTACATAATCTGGTACTTGTCGCCAGGCTGTGGTGGCTTGATTCTGTTTCCATTCGTTTATCAACAATCTACTTTTGTGCTGTTGTTGACAACTGTTGTTGCAATATTTGTTGGTATAACTGTGTCCTTTTACTGGATTGTTGCGTCCACAATTTAAACAAGTAAAACAAGAGTTCATAATCTAGTAGAGTAAGTTGCAAAGCACTTTATAATATTTACTGCTCTATGTTATCCATTATATAGGAGTATAAATAGTTTTGCAACACTTTTGATAAAACTAATTAAATACTGTATGTGGTTATTAATTATTATGATGTTTAGTACACTTCCTCCAGGTACAAATGACACTCGAGGTTCCATTTCTGTACGAGTCGGTACCAAAGAAGAATGTTATCAAATGAAAGAACGCATAGAAAAAATGCGTTTTGACAATTATCGAATGAGCGCATCCTGTGTGTTCAAAGGCACCTGACAAAAAGAATCTAGTCATATCAACTGCCCAATAAATATTTGTGCTTACGGCTTTCAATCATGGGTGGACAATGAATCGATATGACGAACTTGAAATACTAATTAAAAAATTTACTAGACAAATACCAGATACCGAAGAATACGACGCTAGACTACAAGAAGAATTAGAAATTATCGCAAAATTAGGTTTTGCCAAGCACTTTCTTCGTGTTAGAGAAATTCTAGATTTAACTCAAGACATACCACACATCACCAGAGGTTCAGCAGGATCAAGCTTGATATGCTATCTCATGGGCATATCAGATGTGGATCCTATTCTAGAACGCATACCATTATCACGATTTATGAATCCCAAGCGTGATGACTTACCGGATATCGACTTGGACTTTCCGCACTGGCAACAAGAAACTGTGATGAACAGGATCTTTAAACGTTGGCCCGGACAAAGTGCTAGAGTAAGCAATTATGTGATGTACAAAGAAAAGTCGGCTGTACGCGAAGCTGCCAAACGGTATGGTGCCAAGGGCAGATTAAAACGCAATTTTAAATTGGCAGATGTGGTACCGGCCGAGTATGTGGGCGAAGCCGAACGACTAGCAGACAAACTGTTGGGCAAGAAACGTTGTATAAGCAAACACTGCGGCGGCATACTGATCTTTGATCGTGCAGTGCCCAAAAGCTTGATCAATGGCGAGAATCAAATATTGTTAGACAAATACGAGATCGAAGACCTTGAACATTTTAAAATTGACATTCTTGCCAATCGTGGACTAAGTCAACTATGGGAAATAGAACAGCGTGATTTGCTAGATTATCCTGAAACAGATGAAGCAACTAGTGCTCTACTCAGCAGAGGCGATGTGTTAGGTGTTACACAGGCAGAGAGTCCGGCTATGAAACGACTGTTTAGAGCCATACGCCCTCAAAATCGTGCTGACTGTGTGTTAGGTACAGCACTTATTCGACCAGTGGCCACACAAGGTCGTCGTAGAGCAAGTGCCTTTCAAGATTGGACCAAAGATAACTTGTCTGAAACTATTGTGTTTGAAGATGATGCTATAGAACTGATATCAGAAATACTAGGATGTGATCAATATGAAGCAGACATGTGGCGTAGGGCATTTGCTAAGAAGAACGAAGAGAAGATGTTTGAGTTCATGCAAAAGGTTGGAGATCATCCTCGTCGTGATGATGTCCTATTGGCCTTACGTGAACTAAGTCACTTTGGTCTATGTCGTGCCCATGCTATCAATCTTGGTAGATTGATTTGGGCATTAGCATATCAAAAGGCACACAACCCAGAAGCGTTTTGGCGTGCTGCACTAAAGCACTGTCAAGGATCATATGCTGGATGGGTATATTGGCAAGAAGCCAAACTAGCTGGAGCAGTACCTGCAGCCGGCGAAGGGGGTGAAGTGGCAGACTTGTTACAAGAAGGTCGTTGGCGTAGTGGTAGATTCATTCCGGTGTGCCAAGAAATTCGTAAACCCGGACAAGTGGAATTTTGTGGTCTAGTTGCCAACTATCGTGTGTTCAAGTCAGGACCCAAAGAGTACATTACCTTTGCCACACTAGGCACTGGCAATGGCAGATATCTTGATGTTATATTACCACATGCTACCAGTTTTCATGAACAACCAATCTTGTGGGGAACGGGCAAGTTGGGGTATAAAAATAATTCAGAATATGTTACAGTATATCGTAGCAAGAAGATGAAACTAACTGATATAGCACACATAACATGAAATCAAGAATACACCTTTACCCACACAACGGACCGGGCAGTCGCGGTTACATTGTGGCCGAACAGTCTGCACTAAGATCTCTAGCTAGACATCTTGAAGATGCTGCTACTGGTCTAGTTGGATTTGATACTGTCCGCTGTTATAGTTCAGATGGGCACGAATATGAACTAGTTATAGTATGTGATGTAAGTGAAGAAGAATGGCAAAACTTACCGGTGCCTGGCGACAAAAACTCAGATCCTAGCAAGTTGTCTGTTGTTCAAACGTTTGATGAATTGAAAAAAACTGGTTGATTATTTATTTTTCAATGAAGAACACATCATTTCAAATTCCTGTTGTTTTCTACTCATGAGAGAATGACTGGCGGTAGGATTGGATTTACGATAATTTTCGCGTTCTTTTTCTAAACACTCGTCGTATTGACTGCTACAACCCGCTACTGCTAATAAAAAAATCATGGTGTATCGCATACCAGTTTCCTAAAATTGTATTTACTAGTTATCGTCAAAGTTGTTCAATATAAATTCCTTGCTGGGCTTAAATGGAACAATCTTTGATTTGTCTAGCGGATCAAATACCACGTAAAAACCTTCAAACCTGGTACCATCGTACTTGGCACGAATATCTGTAACTCGTTTGCCTGTCTGTTTTTCAACAGCAGCAACTATCATGTCCATAGCAACTGTTTCGCTAATTGATGCTGTCATTTCTATATCAAATTTGTGTGTCATAAATGTCCTTGTGTAATTCTAATTGTATTATACAACATATAATGACTGTTGTCATGGTTTAAATTTATCAATCATTAGATCGGCTGTACAAAGAACACATCTTGGTAGCTTGCACTCTGTATAATTTTTTAACAATTCAAAATTTGATTCAAGATTTCCTAAATAATCATTTTTACACATTGATCCATAAACATCAAAGTTTGGATCAATGGCTAGATACTCAGCCCCTGCTGCACAACGCCATCCTTTCCAATGATCAAGACTTTCATTATGGAGTCTATCTGCGAAAACAAGGTATTCATTGCCATCTTCTGTTGTCACAACAGTATTATAATTTTTATCAATTATTATTTGCTTAGAATTCATAAAATTGTTTGCTTGTGTTTGTTAAATTTTCTTCTCTAATTTTTACAGAAAAATCAATTTTGTTTACAGAATAATTGATTCCGTTTTTATTAAAAAAATCCATATACGTTTCTATTCTTTGTTTATGCCACGGTTCTTCCATAATATTCACTTGAATTGTTTTTTGAGTGTTTTTAATTTTGTCATGGCACGCTATTATGTTTTCAAAAAACTTTTTCTCGTTAAAAAATTCTGAATGAGTTGAAAACGAAATGTGATCCACATAGTTTAGTAGTTTTGAATAATAATTGATTGATGCTGAGCCATTAGTAGTAACTCCAATTTGAAAAATATTTTCATTGTAATTTTCATGCAACCATTTAATAAAGGGAAGAAAATCTTTGTTGACAGTGACCTCTCCACCTGTAAATGAAATTTTATATTTTAAATTTTTGTCTTTGGAAGCATGAAATATTTTCATCCATGCGCCTTTGAGTTCATGTAATGTTTTTGTTTGTGAAACCAAATCATGGAAACTGGCAGGACAGTACATACAATCAAAATTACAACGCAAATCAACTTGCCATACAATTGTAAAATACTTGTCAATTGGTTTTACTTTGACAATAGGAATAGTTTTATACGTCATAAATCATTGATTGATTAATAAATTGACAAAATTGAGTAATAAATGGTGATTACCGCCCGACCAGTGTCTACGCATCCAAGTGTAATCATTATACCAATGTTGATCTGCTTCAGGATGACATCCTATTAATCCTATACGATCTTGCATAATAGCCATAGGTGCATAATTTGAATATCGAGCTACAGTTTCAAAATTTGTTCCGTAAAAAGTACAACCATCATAAAAATACATGCCCAACTGCTGACCACGCCATGTCACAGGCATTTGTTTAGCATGTGGTCTTCTAGTGCATGCGGTAGGGTGTTTGATATATTGTTGTACTCTAACTCCATTTAGTAAACCCAAATAGTCTGTATCGGCCCAGTATGCCCCCATGCAAACGCCCAAGTAATACCCGCCATCGGCTACGAAGTTTCTTATTCTTTGGCCGTTCGTTTTCATCAAGTAGTCATAACTGTCGCTATCGCCTACCCCGCCTGGAACAGCAATCATATCAACATCATTAAAGAAATCTGCTTCTAGTTCGTGTTTTGTAAAAATTTTGAAACGGTAGTTGCGCCCTAATGCCCGCATGATTCCGTTGGCTGATTGCACAGAACATTTGGGTTGATGAATAAAAAGGGCTATAGTTTTCATTGCGGACGATATTTAACACCAACCCAAGTTCCTGCAAACGCTCCTAATACTGCCGGAATCAACAAGTATGGGTTATACGCACTACCAATTAGTGCCGAGGCGTACAACACATATAGTATAGCAGCCCATGTGGAAGCTTTCAATGCTTGTGACTGTTGAATAGCCTGTATATAGTAAGCATTGAACACATCAGTGAAAAACATGGCAAAAAACGCTGCTGGATATTCCCAAAATTCCATTTGAAACTCAATGTCGACCATCTATTTATGGCAATAAAAAAGCCCTTTCGGGCTATTTTTGTGCTGGTTACGAGTTCCAGCTGCACTCTATTTGTGTGCTCGATTTAGAAGTTTAATTGACTACGGAACATTACAGCACGGTCGCCGTTTACACGACTTCCTGAACTGCCTACTAGGCTATCAAACTTTGTATCTACATAGTTTAACATAAAACGTAGGTTGTCTGTACAGAACCAGGTAATGCCATAGGTCATTGCTGTAGCACGATTTGATTTACCAGTAGCCACGGTGATATCGCTAGCATCAAACTCGCTCATACGCACACCTACTTGCCAAGCACCACTACCACCTTTGTCCAAGGGATTGTTTGGCTTCATTGATCCGAATACACCATCTCGGTAGTTGAAGTTTTCACCAGTTAAGTTATATACCAAAAAGATGTAGTGTCCTTTAATTTCTTGATCTGAACCTGTGGTAGGGTCGTATTTGAAATTAAATTGTTCGGCTTGTACTTTGAATGCATTGTAGGCAAATGCAGCTTCAAGTCCCTGTCTTGTTCTTGTGGTCACACTACTAAGTGCAGGACCAGTAAAGAATGCATTGGCTGAGCGCGATTCTGTTCTACCACTAGCTGGTGCAACACCGCCTTTAATTTCGCCTGTGCTGTAAGCAGCGCCTAAGTGAGCAACATAGGCTTTGCTACCTTGTAGATCAGCTATGTTAGTTGTAACACGACCAATGTAGTCTAAACCATCACTAACTGCGTCTTTGTTGGCACGACCGCGACTCATAGCTAAAGCATAAGTAAGACCAGTCTTCGGCACTCCGTGTACCATAAAGCCAGTTTCTTTACCAGGAATGAACTCACCTTCTACTTGACCTATTAGGCTGCGCTCCATAAAGTCAATGTTGTTGGAACTGGTCAACTGCTCTAAACTGAAAGGCATCTTGAACAAACCAAATTGATATTGCAATTCTGGATTGGCAGCATAATTGACCCAGGCCACATCCATGGTAGTCGACGATGAAGACATTCCCACATCGTTACCAAAGTTACCAGAGAATTCATATTTGAAATCTTTTTGAAATTGTCCGCGTACACCAAATCTAGCTCTACGTACTTCAGCTAAGTTCTGATAAGAATCTGTGGTTTGACCTGTACCATAATCTGGGGTGTACTGACGATAGTCCATATGTAATCGACCTGTAACCTGCAGGGTATTGTTTCCATCTTTGCTTTTGAGTCCAATTCCGTTTTCAGTAACGGATCCGTCGTTGGCTCTGGCCTGTCTGTATTTGACTGAGTCGCTGACATCTTTGTCTATTCTTTGTTCTGCAAACTTTTTGTTTTCTGCTTTTTCTTCATAAGCTTGTACTTTAGCTTCGTATTCCTTTTGAGTCAAGATACCTTTGTCTCTTAAAATGTTAAGTGTATCTAAATACTCGTCTGCATACGCAGGTACGCTAAATGCCAAACTGATAGCTAATGCAATTTTTGTAAACGCTTTCATTTTTGTTCCTTATTTCCAAATTGGGTTGTTGTCTGGACCACGGAAATCCTTTTTCCAATTGTCCTGAACTAGTTTAATTACATCTTGTGGCATATGAACATATTCTAGTTCTGTTGACATTTGACCACCGTTCTTGTATGCCCAGTCAAAGAACTTGAGAACTGCGCGGCCGGTCAATACATCTGCCTGTTGTTTGTGCATTAGAATGAAACTTGCACCTGTAGCTGGCCATGCGTCTTTACCTGTTTGCCATGTTAGTAACAAATACATGCCTGGTGCGTTAGCCCAGTCTGCATTAGCGGCTGCTGCCTTGAATGTTGAATCGTCAGGAAGCACAAAGTTACCATCGCGATTCTTTACTGCTGCAAATGCAATTTTATTTCTTTTTGCAAATGCATATTCAACATAACCAAACGCACCTTTGATACGCTGTACCTGTACAGCAACACCTTCGTTGCCCTTGCCACCTACACCCACAGGCCATTTAACTGCTGTACCTTCGCCTACCGCTTTGGCAAATTCTGGGCTAGCTTTGCCCAAGAAGTTTGTCCAAATAAATGTAGTACCAGAACCATCTGCACGATGAATGACTGTAATTGCAAGTGCTGGTAAATTTACACCTGGATTTAAATCAGTGATCGCTTTGTCATTCCATTTTGTGATTTTGCCCAAATGAATGTTTGCAATGACTTCCGGGGATAACCGTAATTGACCTGGTGCAACACCGTCTATATTATAAACTGGAACAACACCGCCGATGATAGCTGGAAACTGAACAAGACCCTCTTTGTCTAGTTCTTCTTTCTTGAGTGGCATATCGCTAGCGCCAAAGTCAACTGTCTTGGCTTTGATTTGCTTGATACCACCACCTGAACCAATTGATTGATAATTTAGGCCAATGCCTGTTGCTGCTTTATAGGCTTCTGCCCATTTGGCATATATAGGAAAAGGAAATGTTGCTCCTGCTCCTGTTAATTCTGCTGCTCCGGCATATCCGGTTAGTGCGACTAGTACTATTGCTAATAGTTTTTTCACTTTGTAATCTCCATTTAATGTGCATTGCACAATAATATTTAAACATCGTAAGATTACAAGCGTGTTACAAAAAGCACTTTTTTCAAATTATTTTGCCATAAAAAAGGCAGCATTGCGCTGCCTTTGTTACCAAAGTTGACTAGAATTAGTCAACTAAACCCATTGCAATGGCTTTGTAACCAGCTGCAACTATTTTACGGCTAGCCTTACCATGACGGTATTCGGTTACACGAACGCCATTACCTGCTTTACGGGTATTGGCATATACAGGAAAACCTGCATAACGAATTTCGCTGATGGTAGCCGTTGGATTCTTGATGCTGAATCGCTTGGCAATTTGGCTAGCAGTCAGGGTCTCACCGTCAAGGACGAGAGCACGGAATAACTTCCCTTGTTTTGTATTTAAATCAAACATCTAATATCTCCTAAGTAAGATATGCTGTACTACAGCATTCATGTATTATAGCGGAGTGTTTTGGAAAATGCAACAGTTATTTCGCCGTTTCGTCATCTTTTTTTACCAAACTCCATGAACCGTCTTTGTTATCAATCCACTCTAACACATCGCCTTCACGCCATCCCACTTCTTCTAACATTTCGTTTGAGAATGGAAGTATAAGATCGCCTGTTTTGGGATCTTCTTCCAAAGTCACTGTCCAAGATTTATGCATTTATACCTCTCCCCATAATTGTCCCGTACACAGGTTGCTCTTCTGTTTCTAAAACTTTAAATCCATTATTTAATAGATAAGGAACCACTGCTCCGCCCTTGCCTGAATAGTGTCCCCACCACTTATTATACCATGTGTCATCTAATATCACAACGGCTTGTTCAGCCATATAACACAATGCAGCTATCATTTGAGCTAGATGCACCCGTTGACTGTTGACATTATTCATTTCTAATCCCAATTCGTTGTATCTTGCTCGCTGCTCTATAACAAACTGTTCGGGATTTTCAGGATGCCAATCCCAATCAAAATTGTCAAGATAAAGTAGGCCAATTGTCTTTTCTTGGGGGAAATTTTTTAAAAAACATTCGCCGGTATTGTTATGAATATCAAGATTAGATATTTTAAATTGTTTGACAAATTCACAAACAATAGGATCAATATCCACAGTGTGTAAATTCTTGTTGTATCGCTCAGCCCAAGCGGCAATGGTTTTGGTGCTTCCATCTTGAAAATTTCTATTGGTCCCTATTTCTACAAATTCCCCAATTTTGTTAAATTGATCCAAGTACTTTTCGGCTCTACGAAATATTTGGCCCATTGACTTCTTTCTGGTTAGAAAAAAATACTTTCCAAACATAAAGGAAAGAATGTTTAATCAATTGATATGTAATAGCACAGATCCACCAAAACACAAACAATACAGGAAATAACAATACAAAAAGAAACAGTAAAAATTGTTTCATGGTTTAATCTTTTACAATTTCAAGTGGACCGCTTGCCCAGCATTCTGTTTCGTATTGCACCCAACCTTCCTCTTCCCACCCGGCAGACCAGTCTTCGTCCCATATTGCTTCTAAACGCTCGCGTTCATCATCGGGCATGTCGTCGGGCCAAATAACATCACCGTACCAACCGTCGTCAAGACTGACCAGTTCACTATCGTACCCGCAGTCATACATATTGACCGAGTCGGCACCTGGACCTTCTGTTTGATCAAGTTCCGGTGGATCATCGTCCTCAGTTTCTACTGTCCATGTGCCCCAACGAAATCCGCTAATACGTCGAATCACCATGTCATCTTTTTGCCAAAGTTCATGTTCCTCGACTGATTTCTTTTCTGTGGTACTTACTGTCCAAGTAGTCATTTTAGTTTCCTTTCAGTTCTTTGAGTACTATGTCTTTGGCACGTTGATCTAGTTCTTGATTTTCTGCTTCAGTTATATATCCAGCAAGGTCTGTTACAAATTCTTTGACCACATCTGCACCGGCTGTAGTAAAACTGCTGTAGTTTTTGCCAACTGAACTTTTGTAGTAATACTTGCTGTTGTTCATTATTTCTTTGAGACCACCATACATTAGTTCTTTGATTGCTTGTTTTTCCATAACAAATCCTTTATATTTTTTCGCCTGCCGCAAATCCTCTAAACCGTAAGAAACGCGGAAACCGTAGCGAGTAAGTGCCATCTTGGTTTTGAGTAACAGCATCGGCACGTATTTCAGCAACAGAGCCCATAATCGTTTCACGACCCAACCAATAGTCATCACGATTGGCATCACTAAAACCAGAACCCACATTAACACGTATTCTACGACCATCGTCCTCGCCCTCACAAATAATAGCACCTAGTCTACCAGCATTACGACCTGTTCCTTCTTCAAAATCTATAACACCCAGACTAACTTCAATGAATGGTTTGAGTTTGAGCCATGCCGTGCTGCGCTTGCATTCGTATGCGGCTGCAGGGTCTTTGATCATAATGCCTTCGTATCCGCCCGCAATAGCACGTTGATTGATCTCACGGAATTGATCCTGACCTGCCGCAGTGTCTAAATCAATGGCTTCATGACTCAATACTGTGACATTACGTAGTGCATCTTGTACAGTAGCGTACCATTCCTGTAGCATACGACTACGAAGTTCTTGTCTAGCAGATCCTGCCCCACCTGTATTAAACTCAGCCAATGTAAGATAGTCAAACAAGTTTAGAACAGCATCACCTGCTGACACATTGTCCTTACGATGCACCTGTTTCATCAAGTCTTGAAAACTGCTGCTCATGATTTCGCCATCCAACACCATGGGCTCGTGGAATCCATGTGCTACTGCGGCCAGTTGCTCTTTGACATGTTCAAAATTTACCAGCTCTTTGCCATTCCGGCTAAATTGAAGAACACGACCATCTGGCCAAACAATAGTAATAACACGCACACCATCCAACTTGACTTCCACCAGTTTGCGACCTGTAAGTTTTCCTTCATGATTAGCACTATCGTGAGCAAGCTGGCAAGCGAAAGTAGGTACAATGTAATTTTCATTTATCTTCTCCACTGCTTTGTTGATTGTTTTTTCGCTGACGCCGCAGCGCAAATCTTTGATAAGGATGCGACGACACCATGAATTCCATTCTGCTGGTGTGGCCATTGCCATGGCTCGTTGCACCAGGTCTTTAGCATTATTACCGGTAACTATTCTACTACTCAGTTGTGTACACAGTTCAAGAAACAGTTCGCGGCCCAAGCCATCGCCCGACGCATTTTTCTTTTCTGGCACTTGTTTCAATCCAAACGTAATCATTGGATCTAGTGCCAATCTACAACCTTCAAAAAACTCGTCATGGCCCTGAGCTGCCACCACTGCAAGTATGGCCTCTTTGGCCAATCGGCTGTTATCTTGTTCTAATTCTTGGACAATTTCCCAGGGTTTACGCATCTTGCAACTCCTTGATGTGACGACATGATTTACGAAATTGGAATCCTGGACAAGTACATGACCATCTTTGAACTGTGCGTACTACCACATACTGATTGCCGCGACTGCCTTGCACTGTCCAGGTTTTAATATCACCTAATTTCTTTTCCTTAGGGGCGATACGACCATCGTTGTATTCAATGTTGATTATACGTTCTAAAGGTATCTCTCTTATACGTACTGGGCTGTCAAAATCTGTCACAATTCTAACAAAATTTGGAGGGGTAAATTTGGTTGCTTTTTCAACAACACCAGTAATTGTTGTTTTACTAACTATTGCACTTCCTATAACATAACTAGGAAACTCAAAAGTAATAGCAACTTTGCAACCTGCGTCTGGAATAGAGAATTGTGTATTCATGCTCTAATTATAACAAAGAGCTGAATTTTGGTCAACCTTAAAAACTTGCTAGTTTATTATTATGCTTCGGCTGTGTATCTTTTACGCCAATAATCCCATTCTGGTAATATGCCATTTGTATCGGTATATTCTCTAGTTATACCATTTTTAAGAACTAACGTAAAACCCACACGTGCCGTAATGTTGGAATTGAGTATTGACGAATATACCGTTTCATACAACGGATCAATTCTGTCAATGAATGAATTCCATAAAGCATCATTTCTTTGCTTAGATTCTTGAAAGTTTAAAAACTCATCTGGTGTAAGGGTTGTTTCTGCCCATTGGTCTATATTTTTTTTGGTTTCGTCGGCATAATACACGATTTTATCTGTCATTATTTTATTCCTAGTTTAGATAGGCACTCTTGGATTAAAAGTAACGTTTGGATCTGATCTCATTCTATTTTCCCAGTAATCAAACTTTTCATGATTGACAAAATCAGGGGGTGTTTCTGATTCATACCCAACAATAATAAGTATTTTACCACCATGAGCAGTAGTTATAGTTTCTTCAATGGGTGTTACTTTGAGTGTATTGTTGTCAATAAACGGTTGTAGATAGTTTTCTATTTCAATGAAATCTGATTTCAACTGTTCTAATTCCACAGCCGGCAGGGTATGCAACCCCCATTCAAACACGGTAACCATATGATGCTGACCGTCTATTTTTAGAACAGATTTAAGTTGTTTAAATTTAGCCATAAAACTCTCAATTTTAAATATTTATTTAACTTCCAGCCACTTCTGTTACCGAGCAGGCTGGGTCCATCTCTGAGTCTTAGTTTAGCTTAGGCAGCTAAACGAACCTCAAACAGCTCATCATTGGCTGCATTTAGAGTTTTGCTTCTTTTACGTTGATCGCCTAACGTGCTGTCCACTCGCCTACTCTTGACCCTGTCGAAACCATGTCTGGCCCATCATAAAGAGATTATTTTTGATCTTTACTGTTACTAGATGGTTGTTGTTTCAAATGCTCTACAGATACGCACCTAGCAGTCATATTGGGCCTATTCTGTATCAATATACTGGCAGCTTCCCAACATTCCTCAAATCTGTCAAAGGTTTTCCACTCACTTTCGTGCAAAACACCTGATATAACAACAGTTACAAAAAGTACATACAAACCATAATCTCCTTATGGTGGACCAGGCGGGAGTCGAACCCGCGTCCAGAACCCTTTTTGGGTTGCTTCATACAGCAATTATTGCTTCATACAGCAATATTTACTCAACTACAAATAAATCATTATTGACAATTTGAGCTTTGTTTTTATTTATAATTATATTTTTTGATTTGTCTTTAGTGGGCAGCAATGATTCTTTAATATCTTTATTTGCATAACTAGTAACAAGTGCCAGTTCTTTTACAATATCTAGTTGATCCAACCACTCTTTCATAAAAGTTTTTGGAATGCAGAAGTAAAATCTTCGTCTAATTTTTTTCTGCTGCTTGTACCAAGATGATTCAGAAACATATTTTATGTAACTAAACACCAATTCCACAGGCACGTCTTTGCCAGCATTTTCGTACCAATAATTTTTGAATGTATCGTGTAGGTTATCTGCTATGTTTTGAGCGGGCACCGTCCTGCAACATCCTGGGCTGCTGTTTCGTGTAATATCAAATTCACAGAAGCCAAAATAATCAGTGCTTCCGTCCGATGGATTTGAAGTAAAGTAAAAACTTGGTCTAGGATTGGGATTTAATTCATAAACAAAACTACATTTTTTGATACTGTTATGTCTAAAATAAAATCTTGTTTCTTTGCGTTGTTGAATAATATGATAGTTATCTATGTTATCAAAAATGCCAATATCAACTTTAGATTTTACCTCGTTTATATAATCAACTATCTGTTGAAGTTTTGCATCAACTTTAACAACATCTTTGTTTGATAAAACTTTTAAGTGAAATTTACCGTTGTATTGCAAATCTTCTCTCAATGATGCTACAGTTGTGTTTGTAGAAAAAATTTTAACCAATCTTGTTTTAAAATGTTCTCGAGATTCTCCTGCAACACTCAATAAAAAACTTTCAGCAGGCACGCTTCCTAGAAATGTTTTCTTAAAAATTTCTTGAAAAGGAATATCTGGATTTTTTATTTGTAAAACGGAATCAACATTTTCATCAATACCGTTATGTTTGATGATGTAATTGTTTTCGTCGCCACCACGGATCATACTTAAAACTATAAGTCCTTGGGCAACATTATCAAATTTTAATGGATCTACATCAAATACAGACACTATTGTAAAATATTTTTTTAGGAATTTTTTAAACTGCAAATAAAATTTGGAGTCGTTTGTAATTAAACTTTTAGGAATCACATAATGTATACCACCCTGGTAATCATTTGTTATCATTATATCAGCAGTTTTGATTATAAAAAACACTGCTTCTTCTCTTATGCCAGTGACTCCATATTTGTGAGCTAATTTTTTGACATAATTTTTATGTGTGGTCAAACTGTACGCCGGACTACGAAATGGAACATTTCCAATGAAGCTGACTTTCTTGGTATCAAAATTCAGTTCAGTGTTGATGTCGTAAAAATTTTTATGATAAAGTGAAAGATTAGGAAATCTTTCAACTCCTTTTTGAAACCACTCTTCATCTAGTTCAACTCCAACAATGTTGGCATTGGGATACTGTTCAATCATTGGACCAATAAATCCACATCCACCAAAACTGGGCTCTACTACAATATCAGAGTCAACTGACAGTTTATCTAAAATCTCTTTAACCAAGTCCTCGGGAGTAAAAAATTGTCCCAACTGATACTTTTTGGATTGTATGTTTTTTTCTTCTAGCATTAGATATTTATAAGTTAAAAAACAAGATTTTCATATTTTGTCAAATCATACTTGTTTAGATCAGTGAGAAACGGAGTTCCTACAGTTACATCTAACAAAAACAGTTCGTGAAAGCGTGGTTTAATATCAACTTGGCCTTCTGTTGTATGATTTTTGTGCTGTATGCCCATTGGTATTTTTCCAGGTTCTACATTATTTTTGCCTGGCGTACGACTCAAAAGATGATACGGAACCCAATAATGCACAGCACCATTTCCATACAGTGCAGAAAACAAACCGTAATTGGCACAATCGGGTTTGACTTGTTGCCATGTACCTTTCTTGGCAACTTGAAGCACGTTTTTTACAAACGGTATATTAGTTGCCCGCTCGGCCCAAGTAAGAGCATATCCTCTTTTGTCAATTTGCTTTTTGCTGTCTGGGGTCATCACTGTAAAAAATTTTATTTCAACAAGATCACCATGAAGCTTGCTGGCAATACTATTATCTAGTACAGCGTCATGGTTGGCATTACGTTTGGGTAACAGTTGTGGACAACTTGCACGAAATTCGTTCTCCCAGTCATCGCCACGATGTTTAGAAATACCTTCTTTGAACCATTTCTGCATATTTTCAGGAAACCCATAAGTATCAGTCCATCGGGCAACTGCCACTTGGTTCTGAAAGTCTCGGAACGTTTGGGTATCCATGGCTACAATATCGGCTGTGGTAAATGTTTTCACTGGCAATCTCCAAAATCTGCAGAATCCATTTGCTCTTGCCAATAGGCGCGAGCTTCTGCCTCGTGGTCGAAAGATTCCAACACATTCATACCACCAAGCGGATGCGGAAACCACACGTGCCACTCACCCGTGTCTTGATCGTGCGTACAATACAGTTCAATTGGTTCAGGCATAATTTAATTCTGTTATGTAAATGTAGTGTTCAGTATAACAAAATTGGTAAGTTTTGTCAACTTGATAAATCGAAAAGCTAGAATAAAATGTTAGGTATCATTGTCTTCTTTTATCCATTCGTAGTATATCAACCACAATGCCACTGATATACTACCAACAAGCAACACACCCAACAAAAATCCGATGATAAAATAGAGGTAATTTATTTCATCCATGCCCTATTTAGCAAAAAAGCCCGCCAAAGCGGGCCTTTCTGTCACCATACAACTTTAGGCAGGTTGCTTGTTGCTAGCGCGGGCCTTGATAGCGTCCATGCTGGGCTTGGCACTTTTGACTTTGACAACCGGTGCTGCATTGTACTTGGCGTCGGCTGCATCAATAGCAGCAGCAAACTCGGGATTCTTGTACAGATCCGTTGTTTTAAGATGCGTGACCAGCTCGCCCTTGGTCATTGCACGAGGCAGTTCGACCAAGTTGATGTCGGTGTCAGTCTTGGCAAGGATCTTGACACGAGTCATGTCGCCAGCGAAACGAACCTTGTACTGGCCTTTAGTTTTAGAAACACCACCTACCATAAAAGTTTTGTCAGTCATTTGTTACTCTCCACAAGTAAAGTTGAAAATTTAGATTACTGTTTGTAACCATACTACTATTGTACTGCCTTTCGAACTACAGGTCAACCTGTTTTTGGTCGGCAGTTTAACCAAAATCATTTACTCAATTCAGTTGCGGTTTCTTTGGTTTTGACCACAGCCTTGTCCAGCATATGTGCAATCCCACTAAAGCCAACAGTGGCCACAATGATACCAAAAACGGTTCCGTAAATAAAGGTTCTCATTCTGCGTTCTCCTTGGGCGGTTTAGCTGGGCGGGCAATCATGTGCAATCGATTGGCACAATCTCTAATGTCATCACTGAGCAATCCGCGTCCGATCTTCTGTTCAATCATGCGGGCAATGTTGTGAAGTGTAATCACTGCATCAGCCATTTGATCGTCTTGCATACTGTTCTCCGATTATAACAAATTCATTCTTTTGAGTCAACCGTTTCAGCGGTTTTAACTACGGGTCGCTTCTTGTTGTACTTCAAACACCACATGCACCGGGTGCTTTCTACTCCGTAGAAGTAGTGATTTACATCATAATGTCGTTGGTCACATACCGAGCAAACAAATTGCTGCATGTCAGGACCATCTGGTCCATCAGCAGCTATTGTTTGAAGCGGACCAAGTTCACTTGTGACTGGTTGCATTAGTTGTAACCAACTTCAAAGTTTTCGGGTTCCAACATATCAGCCTCAAGCACAGCGTCTTGATAGCTAGTGGCATTCAACATGATGGTTTGTCCATTAAAATACGATGCCATGTATCCACCTGAAGATGGGTCGTAATCAATACTAATAAGAAAATTACTCATCCATAGTCTCCTTGTCATTGTAAAAAAATGCTGCACCAAGTTGAGTCTCTAACACATCAGCTCTAGTAGGATAATCTACTACTAGAATCTGTGCCAGTTGCTGCAGGCTTTGATTGGATAGCAGAGCTAATTCGTTTGCAATAACTTCAAGTCGGTTCATAGTTCGTCCACGTTGATGTCAGTAATATCTTTGGGTTTGGTTTGAGGACGACCCCAGGCGCTTGCACCTGCATCGGGTGAACTTTTACCAGTAGGAATTTGTTGAATCTCGCCGCCGTTGGCAAGAAATTCTGCAACAGCTCGTTCGTATTCTGCTTTGGCTTCTTTAGTCAATTATACACTCCCATAATATTCTGCATCCAGATCGGCTGCAATGTCTGCATAAGTATACACATCATCATCAATTTGGTCAAGTATAGCCAACACCTGCGGAACACTAAGTCCCACACGATCTGCTATCTCGGGCAAAGGTACGCCATCAAAATCCAGTTCACAAATTTCCAGTTCCAAGTTCTTAAAGTATCCCATAATCAACCCCAATCCTTTCTATCTCCAGATTTTTCGTTTTCCTCGTAACCGGCCAGGTATTCTTCACGTTCGGCATCTGTAAGTTTAGTTATCTTTTGACCATGCCCAGTACCATTGGGCCACCAGTGCGGACTAGGACCACGACCATAATAACTATCTGCCGAGCCACGATCATACAAACTACCATGACGGGCCCGATCAAATTGCGGAAGATCTTTGAGTATATCAAACACTCGTTGTTTTTCTGCTTGCATGTTATTCTCCTTGATTAGGCTTTAGGAGCCACTGTACGAATATTGGTACTTACACAACGGATTGGATTGATGTACCCAAGTCGCTTGGCAATCTTACGTGCCTCATCCACAATTGGTAGAATAGATTCACGGCGACCCAGCATGTGATAACCCACATAGCGTTTGGTGGTTTCATCTACACCCATGCCGGCGGGCACGTCTGTATAGGTGCTCACCACACAGCCATTTTTTTGTGCAATGGCTTGATTGATTACGGCACGAATCTGTTTGGTATTTGCTAACATGTTTTTGGCTCCTTATCAGTTACTGTACCATTATTATAACAAAATGGGTATTTTTGAGCAACCATTATTTTTTGGGGATGCGATAAATGATGCCCTGGGCTGTTGTTCTTTTAACAACACCCGCAGCGGCCCATTCAGTTTCCATCAGCGCAAGATTTTTGCGGTCTACTATAGCAGGACGATCCAGCTTGATGGCAATAAAGCGATCGCGGTAGTTGACATGAAAGGCTCTAGCCGAATACATCATTTCCAACACCAGTTTCATGCGCTCGGCAGCAACCTTCTGCCGTTCGGTATAGTGAGTGCTAGCAGCATACGAGCGTTGAGCTGCATCACGAGCAGCGGCATAAGCAAAATAACCGGCGTTTTTAGATTCTAGTTCGCGTTCTTGCATTTTGGCTACTCCTTATTAAATACTATACCAATATTATAGCAAAATGGGCCTTTTTGGTCTACCAAAATAAAATGTTGTTTTTTTGCAACAAAAAGTTGCTAATTCAGCAACAGTTGCTTAGTTAGCAACCAAGCCTAGTTTACGCAATTCTACTGCAAAAGTGGGTCTGATATTAGGGTCTACTTCAAGTATTTCAGAACCGGCCATGTCCAATCTATCAGCAATGTCTTTGGCTTCTTTTAGCCCAAGCCGTCTGCGATCGTAGGTGCGTATGCATTTGATTACAGCAATTTTGTCTGACATCTTGCTCACAAACGGATTCTTGACATGTATCTTGTCTCTACGATAGTTGCCGGTCAGCATGGCCATAAACACCTCACCTTTAAGTTCAGGATCGATGGTATCTGCGATTGTGGTCCACAGTTCCATGCCCTTGTCTGCACCATAGATGTCGGCAATGGTCTGCATGAATCCAATGCCGGCACCCACTAGGTCTTCTCGATGTTTTTCAGGTAGCATTACTTGGGTATATTATAATCTCTATCGTATTGAGATGTTACGCTCCAGTGTGCTTCTGGTCCTGGATATTTTATATTACTCTCTACTGGCAAGCCAAATCGTTTTAGAATATTTTTACGATCCGCTTGCGAACCACAGCATTGAGCACATTCCTGCACAATCAATTCGCACAGGCGCAGGATGGCTTCGTGGTCATACGTGTCCATTTGATCCCAACATCCTTGTGCGGTGATACCGGCTTCATACATCAAGTTGTCAAAATGTTCGTTCATAATTTTTTCTTTACACAAAAGGTTTGAATTTCAGGTTGCCGTTGTTGAACAAATTCGGCCTGCTTGAGGCAGGCTGCTTGACCTACAGTCTCCAAGTAGGGATCATATAGTATTCGATTGGGACCAAGCACTGTTATAACCACAAGGATCCAAATATCCATTAGTTTTTGTAATACAAATCAACGCGACGATTCTGCGCCCAGGCAGCTTCATTGGATCCTACTGCTCGAGGTTTTTCACTGCCATACGAATAAGCTTCTACTTGATTTTGTCTGGCGCCGTAAAATATCAACAACATTCGTACTGCATTGGCTCTGCGTTGACCCAATGCCAGATTGTACTCGGCGCCACCTCGTTCGTCTGTGTGTCCTTCAACGAAAACCAATTGATCAGGATTTTTTAAAAGAAATTCTGCATGCTGTTTGATTACGGGTACAAAATTATCTTTCACTGTGTATTCGTCGAGATCAAAATACACACTGCTATTTTCAAACAAAGTATTTGGATCTACATTGTCTATTTTCTTGCGTGTTATTTGTGCGTCAGGATTGGCCACTTGGTCTACTATCACTGTTGCAGCATCAGTGGTGTTAGACTTGGTTGTAGTTCTATTGCTTTTGTTTTCAACTGGTGGCTGATCTTTTGAGTTGGCAGTATCTTGCAAACTGGTCATAGAACAGGCCGCAAGAGATAAAACTATGGTATATGGCAAAATTTTCATTCTTCAACTCCAAAATGTTCTTTGATATTATCAATACACTCATCGGCACCAACAATATCAACTTGATCGCAAAGTCGGATACATTCCCGAACAATCAACTCGGCGAATTTACGACCAGTTCCGCGCCAGATATCGCTATGATACACATTAAAATTAGCCTCAGCGGCCAATTGTTCAAAAGGGTCAGTGGGGTCTTTGACCAGCACACTCCGATATGCTTGATCAAATTCTGGAAAGTCGCTAGTGGGTTTTGTCACTGTGAGCTATATCCTACCAAGGCAATTGAAAAGTAAAGACCAAAGAGAAAACATAGTACCGCGACACCATACAACCGAACAGGATTAGGTCTATGTTCCGCACGATTGGTCAGTATAGCACTAGTCAGCATGCCACTCATAAAGAAATGAAATGATACAAATATAATATAAAAGGCAGTCATTATCTTGAAAGAATCCTAGCAAGTTCACCGTGGAGTTCTGCTACTTCATCGTTGGGTACATAAAAGTCTGTGAGTGGATCCCAATACGAGCCTTCACGTGCATCGTAGTATAGCACACGACCTGTGGCAAAGTAAAATGGTCCTTCAAGGCCTTTACGTGGTTGCCAACGATTATTGCGTTCTCCAATTATAGCATAAGCCATAATACCCTCCTAAGGTTTTTCTGTGGGAATCATTTTCATAAAACTCTGCATCATGTTCTGTGCCCGTACCATACTTTCTTCTTGCGATTCTTGTCTGACGCATCCGGCTTTGATTTCTTGCCGCTGAAATTCTCTAGCGGCAGATTGACAGTCAGATAGATTGTTATAAGAACCAAAATTTTGGGCTCCTGTAGCCGTGATGAGCAATAGTGTATAAATCATGATTCAAATCCAAAGTGTTGTTCAATTGCTAACTTGTGTACATGAGCGGGTTTGGCGTAAAAGAAACCCGCTGGTATTCTTTCTTGTTCATGTAATACTGTAACACATTCTGCGATTATCAGTCTACCTAAAATCGCATTGTACTGTTCAATCCAGGCATCTACACCCAAGCCCGCAGGCACTTGGGTCTTGGCCTGCGCGGCCAACTTTTGAATAAGGTCAGACATCAATCCAACCTTGATCCAGCATAAGCTTCAAATCCATGCTTACGGAACACATCCGCAGCAGCCCTGGCACCAGTTTCCAGTGTATCAATATTCTGTACCGGATACCCTGCCGGGTTCCAAAGTTGGAATGTGCGGGTGTAGTCTTGACGCACACCTGCAGCTTTTAACATACGGCCCAGGCGACTATTGCCTTTGACCTTGTAAATATTGGTCCATGCAAAGCCACACGCATATTGATCCACGCCGCCCAGCTTGACACGGAAGAATTCATCCGCAGCCGCATAGGCAGCATCACGGGCTTCACGCACAATAGCGTCAATTTGATCTTGGGTAAAGTCCATTATATCGCTCCTGCTGCTTCTGCAGCCAATTTTTTAATTGCACGACCTGCAGCCTCACGACTGTTAGTAAATGCGTAATCATCGCTTAGACTGTTGAAGCCGTGATATAGTTCCCATTCGCCGTTCACTAGCCATTCAACCTTGACATCGTAGGCGGTATCAAACGGTGAGCCATCGTGTACAATACGTACCCGACCAAAATCATGTGCTACTCTCATGCTGCCTCCTTGAGTGCTTGGCGAACATCACGATAACCTACCTGCATTTCGCAGGCGATATAATCTACAGTCTCCGGCGAACGGCCTTTTGGATCACCCAAAAGTTCGGCCAATGCTTTCACCTGTTCGTTAAAGTTTTTCATATTAGGCGCTCCAAAAAGTTTCGCTTGAAGGTGAGCAGAAGTATGGAGTGTCATATCGCTCTTGAAACTCTTTACCAGTCACCAAATTCTTGCGAGTTGTATAAGTTTCGTACACATGGGCAACGAAGCCTTCAGTACGGAAGCTTTCGGCTACATTCCAAACGGTACTGTAATTACAATTCAAATCAACAACCTTGACAAAACGCAGGCCTTTCTTGTTGCGACCAAAACGCTCGTCTTTGCGTATACGCTTGTCGGCCTTGTAAACTTCAACGGTGTATGCGGTAGTTTTGCTCATTTGTTACGCTCCTTATTAGTTACTGTACACATAGTATAGCAAAATGGGCTATTATGGTCTACCAAAATAAAATGTTGCTTATTCAGCAATACTTAGCATACTAGCAGGCACGTTCCAGGTAGTTAAACCTTGGCGTACCTTGATGTTTTTAATTGCAATTTTAACAACATTGCCCTGGTGTGTACACCCAGTCTTGGGATGTGTAAATTTAACAACATCGCCCAGCCTGAGCGATTGTTTAGTTTCTTTTACAATTTGCCCACGACGATACTTGATTGCACTGGCAATTGACGCCAGTTGCTCATTTGTAAACGAACCAAACATAATTGCTGAATTTACATCCTGGATAGAAAGTTGCGACATTGCTAACTCCTAATTAGTTACAGTAGCTAGAGTATAGCAAAATGGCTAAATTAGGTCAATGGTTGCTTAAATGTTAAGTTTTTTAAGTTTGTATGTTGAAATTATTTTTCGTCTAAATTGTTCAACTTTGTTACGCTCACCTTGGGTGTAAGGTGTTGCAAAACCTTTATCTAATGTTCGTCCTTCATATATATAATCATCTAATGTAAGATTGCCTGGATTGTTGCAAGGAAACTTTTTTGGAATAAACTCGTTGACCAATCTATCTACCTGTTCATAATTAAGAAAATCATTCTCCCAATTTACCAAAGTTGGTTTGTATAATTTGTTAGAACGTCTGTAACCATATTTTGTATAATCTCTACCAAAATCAGACATGGAATTGTCTAATCCGTGTGAAATGTCGTTTTGATCAGGAATGCTCAGAGAAAACCAAACATGGTGTTGATCACTCCAATTTTGCTTTAACCATGTCAGACTTTGATTGATAGTTTGCAAAGTTTCATAAGGTAGCCCTGCAATCATTGAAATAGTTCCTCTGTATCTGCGGTTGTTTGTTTTGAGAAAATATTCTTTTATTTCAATCAAACCTTCTTTTAATTTTTGGCTGTCTATGCCTTTGCCTATAGTTTTTGCACTTTGGTGATTAAAACTTTCAATGCCATAATAGTGCCCTCCAAAATTCATTCTAGCTAGATGAATTCTATCTTCGGGACGATTTAATAATAAATCGGCTCGTATAAAACCGGAAAAAAAAGGTTGAAAAGACAATTGTTCAACAACATCACCATACTTTGCTATTTTTTCAAAACTATCATTAAAAGTTTCATCCACTACATAGTAGTTTTGTATACCAAATTTGTCATAGTTGTAATTTATGCTTCGTTTAAAGTCTTCTACGTCTTGTGTGTAATCTCCTTGTACGCCCAAAACTGGATAATAACAAAATTTACATTTAAAAATACAACCTCTACTTAGCTCAATGTGTCCCCATTCCTCAGGTAAAATAAAATCCCTATCTTCAAAATCAATTGACATTTTGGGCTGAGGAAATGATTTGTCTGTTACATTGGCCGAAATAACCTTTTTACCAATATGTTTTAAATCAAACTGTAATTTGTGTTTTGACCCATTGCCTGTGACAAACTTTAACAAGTGAACAATAGCCGACTCGCCGTACCCGGTAATATGATAATCTATATTTTTTGAATTTACATTGGGATAAGTTCCTCCTCCCCAAATAGTAACAACGTTTGGCCACTTGGATTTGAACCAATTTAAAAAGTGATCTATATTCAAAGGCCATGATTGAAATATACAACTGAATGCAATAAATTTAGTTTTATTACTAACTCGTTGTAGACTTATTTCTTTTAGTTCTTCGTAAGTAAATTCTGCCGCAAAATCAACTACTTCAACATCCCAATCCAATGATCGTAAATGATTGGCAATACGATGACCGCCGGCTCGTCGTCGGTGGTATTTGTTGTCTTGATCCGGTGTGCTAGGATAAGAATTGTGTTGATAGACCTGGAATATAATTCCATGGAAAGAGTTTGACATTTTTTTTAGATTTTATACTGCAATTTTGCGCTGAGATCCGCGTCGCATCTCACCGCGCATGATTGTTGTTGCTACCAATATACCTTCACTTTTTATAAAAGGCACAGTTACATCGGTTTCAAGATCAACCACTTGAATACTACTACCATCGGCCAAGTCTAGTAGAACATTTTTCTTTTTTAAAAGCAGCTTGGAGAAAAAATTTGCAACTTCTTGTAAACTTATAATTGGCGTATTTCTAGGATTAGAAATTTGATCAACAAAATGTGTAGTAATTTTTAAAGGTATACCTTCGGGCCGAAATCTACTGTTTAACGCATCACTATAATGACGAGCCAATTGAGTATTGTTTTCCACAATAAAATTACCGGCTCGCATTTCTTATGTTTTAATAATAAAGTAAACTGATAGATACGGAGGCATGTTGGCATCAGTTCCTGAAGAACCGGTTGTACTAATACCTACGCTAATACCGGTGGTCGCGGTTGATGTAGCCAGTCCGGATGTTCCTGTGCTTCTTGCGCCACTAAAATCAGCACCAGCAAATGTAGTTCCAGTTTGGTGACTGTGCCCTGGATCTGTTACAGTTGCAGTGTGCGTGTGACTGACCACAACAGCATCTTTGCTACCACCAGTAGCACCTAATGCATATAATCCGCCAGCGCCTACTGGTAATCTGTTGGTATAATTAGGCAAATTAAATGTACTTGTGTTATCACCGACACCAAATGTAGTTCCAATTACGGCAAATAACGCAGCGTATGTGGTACGACTGACTGCGGTTCCATTACATAACAAATAACCTGTTGGCGCACTTAAAGTTGGCCACATCATCAAACTGCCAGTTGGTATACTATTGTTTTGAACAAATGCAGTGGTTGCCACTGCTGTATTAGAAGTTCCTGCTGGTAAAGTTGGTGTAACAATAGTGCCACCCACATGCAAATTACCACCAACACCTGCACCGCCTGCAATTGTCAATGCACCTGTTGTTGTAGAAGTGGCAGAGGTTGCAGCAGCAATTGAACTGTTGCCACCCAGTAACAAGTTGGCGGCTATTATTGCGTTTCCAACAATGCTAGCATTACCACCAATGTCCGCAGAGGTTCCTACACTTAAACTACCAGACAATGACGAAGATGCGGCATGAATTGTTCTAAATCGCATTCCGGTGCTACCAATATTTGAACTAATATTGGCAGTAGGAATAATGTCTGCACCAAGATAAATTTGTGCAATGTTGCTGTTGGTAGCAAAAATGTTTGCTGCTGTAACATTGCCTACCAAAAGATTTTCCGAAAATATATTGCTCCAACGATTAGAAGTATTGCCTAATGTATAGCTTACATTGGCAATAGGAGTTATATTGCCTGAAAAATTAGCTACACCGGTTACTGATCCAGACAATATGTCCACATAATTTTTAGTAGCCAGAGCAAGTGCAGGAGATGATGCAATTGGATTTGCATATGCTTCTGGTAACCCAGTTTGAAAATTTCCCCTCAAGAACGGAGTTTGTACACCGCCTGTTCGTAGACTCAAAACAAAATCACGGTTGTTGGTTTGATTTCGTAGCGTAACAACACCGCTGCTAACTGAACCCACAAAATCACTGGCTGCACCAAATGTCAATCCTGAATCATTTGTCAAAGACAAGGAACCATTTAAAGTGCCCGAAACGTCATTGCGTAGGAAATTTGATCCGGCTATAGCTACGCCACTGACATATAAACTATTGGATACTTCTGAGTTTCCCCAAAAAGCCTGCCCTAAGGTACTGTTAAGATTTAGGCCTTTTCTAATGGTTGCAAAACCCGGAACGTCCGACACAAACGGACTATCTTTGCTCCATATGCCTACCAAAATATCATCTATAAAAAATTTAATAACAACAAATGTTGTACTAGGTGGAGCATCTGTTACTGTGTCTGGAATAGCGCCCGAATTACCGGTGGCTGTTCTGCTTAAAGGCCCAATCAATCTCCATGTAGTGCCAGTATAAATTTTTAATTGACCGTTTACTGTATCATACCACTGTTCGCCTGTGTAAGCGTTTGTAGGCGTACTAGCACTGAGAGTCATACCTGCTACAGTTTTCCAAATAGCATTGGCCGTGCCCTTAGTAGACGCGATGTTTACATTCAACAGTTTTGTAGTGCTGTTAAACCATAATTGACCAGGCAGCGGAGCAGTAGGCGCAGTAGCAAGGGCGAAATTTTCCATCAATCTGACCACATTTTGATTGATGAATAATCCGTAACCTTTATAGTTCTTGCCAACCAATGTCAGACTCGAGTTTGCACTGTCAGTGGTGTTATCTAGTAATCCACCGGTGATTAGCTCTGTTCCGTTGCTTAATGTAATATTATATGCCATTTTTTATTCTCACTACCCTTATTTATGCTGTTTTTACGGGTCTTGGCTATGTTATTTTTTGCGCCCACTTTTCATATTTGCACACCAGTGGTACATCTTACCTTTTTCGCCACCTGACCGTTTGGCTCGGGCTCTCAAACTGCTCACGCTACCTGCACAACTGGCACCAGCACGTTTTACACGACCCGGACGACTCTTTCCTTTTACTCGACCGTCAGCAAAATTTTCTGTTACAGGTTGATCTAAAAATTGTTGTACTGCTTGTAGATGATCACTGCCGGCCACATACACACCCTGCTTTCTTGTGGCTAAAAACTTGTCGCGTAGATCATTTACAGACTTTGCTACACGGCCTGCACGATATGGATATTCTTCCCAGTTGTTGGGAAACATTAATTGCTCGCCCAATGTAAAAAACTTTTTAACATTACGTTCTGTAGCAGGCGCTTGACTCATAGCAACAAAATCATATGGACCTTCACTGACAGATTGTAAAAACTTCGCCAAAGTTTCAGCATCGAACTGTCGGTCTGGGAAATAGTTGGTGCTAGGCTGTGTGCTTAAAATTCTATCAAAAATTGTAGAATCAGGGTCAGACCCAATCTTGCCTTCCACGGTGTCGTTTTCTTTTATATTGCTAAACAACACATACAGAAACGGGGCAGGATATCCTTTGATAGCAGGTGATAGCAAATCATCGTCCCAACTACCTTCATAATCGTCGATAATACCTTTGGTAAGTTTTTGGTCCATACCGTTGCCTTCGTACCAGGCACCGTGACGTTCGGCAATGGCTCGTACTCGTTCAGCGTCCGAGTCTGACAGTTGTAACCGCTTGCCGTGTTGTTGACCCACAATTGCCACATCGTTGCCTATGTAGATCACATCACTGTGTTTGGCTTCTGTAACACTTTCACCCCCGCCACCATCGCCACCGCTGCTGTCGCCAGACTCGCCACCGTAGGCACCGCTGCCATAATAACCGTAGCCAGGATACCAGTAACCGCCAAAATATCTATTTTTGCGTTTTTTCTTTTTGCGTTCGGTTACAAACTCTGCGGCTCTCATTACATTCTCACTTGCATATAAACTATGTTACTTCTTGCTCTTGAGGTTTTTTGAATACACTATATATTTTTTGTATTCCAATTCCTTTTATTCCATTTGCATGTAATACATTTGCTACAAATGTTCCACAATTTTCAGCTCCTACTGAGTTAGTTGTAGGAACTGATACTGGTTTTGATAATGACACAATTTTTATGTTTTGTTTTGGAAACTCTGGGTCATCTGTAACTGCGTTGGTGACATATACATCATTGCCTTTATGCCCACTCATTTGTATTTGTTTTCCGTCTTGAGTTATAAATCCAACATGGTCATAACTCCATCCTTTAGGTGTTTTATTACTGCGGGCAAAGAATATTTTGTCTGACAAATAGTTGCCAATTTCTTCCATTATTTTTTGTGGATTCAATTGATGCATTAGATTTCCCGCACCGGTTGGCACTGGTCCCCCGGACCCAACAAATCCCCCCCGCACCGGTACACTTGAACTACCCCGGGCTGCTGGAGGAGAAATTTTAGCTACATCAGACGACGAAGCAAACACCACAGGTAATTTTGCTGTTTTCCATAACGGGTTATCTCTATCCATTCTTTTTTGTAATAAACCTAACGCAGAAATTCTATGAGCACCATCATCAAGTTTTCCGTCTACAGCTACAATAGGTGGCAAAGTTTTTAATGACTCAGGATTGTCCTTTAAAAACTTTGCATATTCTACCGCTTTGGGAGTCACATTCCAACTAAAATCTTTTTTATCGTAATCTCTAATTACATCTTTGTGATATGGTATTCCCTGTATACTTTTATGAATTTGTTTTAAAGTTAAATTTTGTTGATTTAGATTAGCATCAGGATTTAATTGGGCAGCTTTACCAGAACTTGGCCCGGGTTGTGGTACTGATAAATCGTCAGCCTCTAGTATAAATTCGTATGCTCTCATAGATTCCTTTCCCAAATCACAAAGGGATCATTTACTACTATTGTGCCGTCGGGTCTGGCCATATAATTGCCACTATGCAAGTCAACTGTAAAATTGTGCCGACGAGCAAATCTTTCAACTTCATACACAGTTTTTAATAAACCATCAGCTCGTTCAGGTCCGCCTAACAGATCAATAACTTCCTTTATATCTTCAAAGTACTGTGGATTGTAATCTGGTGCATAATAATCTTCTGCACTGGCAAATTCTGCATAGGCTTTAATTTTCTTGTATGCTGATTCAAAATTACCTCGACCTATTTGTTTAGTGACCTGATCAATTTGTCCAACCAAGGTTCCAACTGTTTTAGGTAATTCTTGTAGTGTTTCCATTCGGGCTTGAATATAGTTTTTACCTTGAAATTTAAAACTTTCAAATGCACTAAAACGAGGCAAGTGCGGATTGTCTTTGTTCTTGTTGCAGTAGTCGATCCAGTTGATAAACATACGCTGGTCAGGGCTGAATCCTTCTACACCTTTACGATATCCAAACACAATATAAACTTGTCCATTGGGTTCAAGATATGCTTGTTTGTCTATTCCGCCGCCCAAGTATTTGTAACCTTTTTTGGCTAGAGCTTGGCTGATACCAACATGTATTGAGCCAGCCATTTCGTCAAGTGCTTCTTCAAATTGTGCAGAGTATCCAACATTGAACTGTGGTTTAGCTCCAGGAAAATTGGGCTGATTGACGCCGGCACTGAATCCTTTTCGTTGATATTGTGCCCCAACTCCTGTTACACCAAAATCCTTTTGTCCGCTAGCACTCAATGAAATAGAACTGTCTTTGTCAACTGGTATATTGTAAGATCCTGATACAGATCCTCGGTCACCTATGTTTACACTGGCAGGACCATATCCAAGATTGATACCTCGTTGAGCTTCATAATCTCTCATGCCTCCGGGCATATCAGCTGATATGCCTAAATTCAGCCCTGTGTTTAAATTGCTGTACTGAGCACGTTGTAATCTTTTTTCTGGATCCACGCTGGTTTGTGCTGTCCAATTGACTGGTTTTTCTTTTGGCATCGGCAAGTCAGGCAATTCGTCATCGTTTATAACCTGTCTGCTGACCATTTCTTCTAGGTGTGCAATTGCTTCGTCAGCTCTAATTGCTTTTGCGTAATCTTCTGGGCTGTCTATATCGTGCAAGCTAAAGCCCAGGCGCTTGAGCAACGGAATCATTTTGTGTTCTTCTTCTTCACTGCCAAACGCAAACACAGTGTGCGGCACACCTTTGTTAAATGTTCTAGGATCTGCATCGTCTAAGTCACTCACTGCCATGCCCAGCTTGTACCAGTCGTACACATCGCTCACATTGACCAAGGTAGTACCTTTGGGAAAACTCAACGGTGTGCCCGGATCACTTTTGAGGTACTGATCTTCATCGTAATCGGGGTTATCTTCTAGTATAAATTCTCTTGCTCTCATCGTGCTGGTACCACCATAAATTCACCACTACCTAGTAGGCCTTGACCGCGCAGCCAATTTGCAGCATATTGATTGGCTTCGCCTTGATTGCTACGATGAACAAAACTATAAACTTCACGGTCGTTTTGATCTAACACTAGCCAACGGGTATTTCCGGGTGGCAGGCTTTCTGTACCACGGGCAGCAGAACTCGCAGGATCTGCTTCTATCCTGTTTATTGTCCATCCGGCACGCTCCAGTCGATTTCTCACAGCAGCCATGGCAGCATCAGCATTTGCTGCCGGAACCGTCATAGTATTGTTTCTCACTTCATCACCATAGGTCACCGTATAATCAACTCTATATTCTGTTTGCTCTCGTTGTTGAACTTCACCTTGATTGCGTGGCAAATCGTCTCTTGCTCGCATGAGTGGTCTAACATATACGGGATCGTCATATCCTGTCTGCTGTTGCCATCTTGCTGCGTGTCTTTCAGCATCTGCTACTGCGTTTCCGATACCGCTGATTACAGACACAACCTCATCGGTGTTTCTACTCACTACTTCCCAGTGCCCGGTAAATTCTTGATCACGGCTGGGTGTTTGCTGAACAGGTGGTTCACGCCAAATTGGCTGGGGCTCGCCCAATCTCGCTCTCAAGTTATATGCAGTTTCCTGACCGTCATATGTGCGATCGTGTGCGGCCACAATATCATCGAAGGCTGCATTGGCAAACTGATCAGGGAATCTTTGTACCGCAATGGTTCGAGCCTGGAATTCACTCATGGCTCGCACCCACACACCTCGTGGACTGTTTTCTACTTTGACATAGTAGAACTTTGGACTCATTTGATTCATGTCATCCGTGGTAGCGGCTCGTAAGGGTTGTACTTTCCATCCGTGTTCTTGTGCCCATTCTTCCATACTACTACTACCAATGTTTAATCGCCATTTTTTAATTGCTTCCACAACAGCGTCCAACTCGGTCTTACCTAACACTTCCGTACCTTGGCTTTGATAAGGACTGGTACGATCGCCTGTGACCCGCCATACCAACAATATATCCTTGGCACCCTGTGTGAGTTTATCAACTTTTCTCTTGCCCTGTATCTGTCTTACAAATGCTTTCAAGGCACTTTGTGGTAATTCACCGGCGGCATATTTTGCAAAGTATTGAATGGTATCGTCTTCCTTGCCTTGTGTGAGTGTTTTGTACAATTTCTTGTAGTATTCTTGTTTGAACTCCGCAGGCTTGGTAGCAACATCTAATGCCACTACTGCTCGCAACATTGTGTTTTTAACTGCAGAGAGATCATCACCCAGCCAGTCACCACCCGGACCACGAAACTCTATCCAGTCGCCTCTATTGTTGATACTACTATATTTTTGTGTTTGACCTGTGTGTAAAACTTTGCTGGCTATGTCACTTAGTCCACTCTGAAACTGACGCATCATTTCGGTCACACGCTCAGGTTCGGTGCGGGCAATGATTTTAATACTTTTCAAAATACTCTTACAATAGGTATTACCTTCACGACCAAATTGTTCTAGGATATAGTTATCGCCCAGGAACATGGCCAGTTTAACAAAGTCTAGATTTTGTTGACCGGGTACACTCACATTCATGTGCAGGCCAGTGCTGTCGTTAGTGTAAGCACCCACTCTACCGGCCCATTTAGCCACTTTGTCGATGTCCGACAACATTTCGTCCACAGTTAGTGGAGGGCTTACAAACTCTAGTCCACCATCACCTGGGTCGCCATGCAAGCTTGAATCCGGCTCTACCACATAGTGTCCAGGTCGTCTAGTGGCACCGTGATAACTGCTACTGGCATTTACCGGACGACCTATGGCTTGACTGAAGTCATCGGCAACATCATTGATACTGACACCGCTACCGCCGTAGTAATCATCTGGTTGGGTCCAGTATGGCCATTCTAGGCTGTGTTCATTGGCGAAATCACTCATCATGGTGATGCCATTATCTTCTAGCCATTCTTCAAACTTTGAGTCAAGATTTTCGTTGTATTCATCTCTCAATTGATCGCGTATGTTGTCTTCGTTTTCGTCAATGAAATTTTGTAAAGCTGCAATATACTCTTCCTCAGTTTCGTAATCGTCTCTGTCGACATTGTCGCCTGCTATTTCTGTTACACGATCTTGTCCTGCCTCCGAAGCCATGTATTGTTCTTGATCTTCGTCGGTCCACGCAAGGAAGTTCTCATTAAGTTCATCAATGGCTCTTTGTATGCTACGAGTGCTATTGCTAACTTCGCCGCCGCGGAAAAAGCTCATTATGTCATTGGTCCAGCCTCGGCCAGTAGGAAAACTTTCATCAGCATCGTAATCCGGTTCTGATTCAAATTCATTTTCTTCTTCACCCTGGGCATTGGGCACAATCAGTTCAAATTCCATGCCAACTCTGGCGTCAATGTTCTTGGCCATTTTGCTCAAGTTGGTTGGGCTCATTTTGAGCTCGAACAATTCATCTTCGGTTAGTTCAAATTCGCGAAATCTCATTCTATTATTTCCGGATTGGCCTTGCCATACAATTTCATAAGGTAGCCTGCTACTGCATCGGCCTCTTGTTCAACGGGCGAGCCAGGATAGCTTTGGTCACCGTTTACTCTACCATCTTCGTACTGCTTTCTGTGAGTAAGTTCGTGAGCTACAGTACGCATTATATCAATTAGATTTCTGTTGCCGGTATAAATCCACATCGTGTCTTCGGCATCGTCGTAATAACCGGTTCTGTGTTGGTCTGGACCTTCCTTGGCATCTTGGAAACGAATCTTAGGCAATGCTTCTTGAATGTCCAATCGATCAACACACCATGCCACAAAGTCGCGCAGTTGTGCTTCGTGATCACGAAAGGTGCTTTCTGTAATAAATTCTTGTGCTCTCATTTTTTTCTAGATCTCGCTTCTCGTTCGGCCCTCATTAGATTAGGCACATAATCAAATTCCGAACCCAACATGGGATTGTTCAGCTGATATGCTGCGGCTAGATCGTCAGGCACTCCATGCATGCCACCAGTATAACCGCCGCCCGCGCCTTTCAAAGACTGTGGTGCGATTTTAGGTGTTGTGGCAGCGGGAGTTTTTAGTGCATCTGCGCTTTGACTTCTATATTCAGATGGTGTCAATTTACGACCTGCTCTATCGTCTGCTCTAATCCAGTCGCCTATACCAGCAAAATTTTGGTTGAGGCGAGCTTCACGCTCGGCACTTCTTTGTTGCGCGATTGCTCTATCAATTGCATCGTTTTCGGCCTTTATAGCGGCTGTAATTCTTTTATGTTTCTCACTGCCAGGTTCACCAATGGTGGCTCTTTTAACATCCCTTTTCGGCTGCTGCTGAGACAGTTTATCCCAATCTAAGCCTAAAAAGCTATTTTCACCAGCTTCGGTTATAAATTCTCTAGCTCGCATCTTGTTTATCCTGTGAGCCAGCAATCATTTTACCATAGTCCCGGCTCTGTATATTTTGCGGTGTGTGCTCGCGCTGTCCTTTGACAATTTCAAATGCTCTACGCAGACCTTTGGCTACCACGTCCAATCCATCTTCATCTGCTTGATATTTGATACCAATACCACCACTTTGTTCCCATTCTGTCAGCACACTGTTTCTATCATCAACTAAAATATTGGGTGTTCCATCTGCTTGTTTGGCATACTTGCCCTTGCGGCCGGTAATACGGATCACTCTAGGCTGCGGGTTTAAGTTTTCTGCTATCCAGGCTCGCTTCATGGCTTCTGAGTTTTGATTATCACCGCGTAAGGGACTTGAACAGATATTGTAGTATCCAAACACTTCCACAACCATAGCCACCAATCTATCTGCTGACGGAAATTTTGGTAATCTGTAAAAGAAATCAGTGCCACGCATCTGTGCAATTACAGGCTCGCGCAGTTCTGCAGGAATACTGCGGTAGTCTGCTCGGCCACTTTTAACGTCAGCGGGCACTCCGGCCAATTTGGCATATTCTGAGAAGAAATCTGCTAGTACGCCGTCCATGTCTAGGAATATTTCAGGACGGCCAGGGGGTTTTTCTAGTTCGTATAAGCGCATTTTGTATTTATTGATTAAGAAAAATGGACTGCTTTTACAAATTGTCTTGTTTGCAATAATTCTAATATTTCTAAGTCTGTGCATAAATCAGCTACTGGAATACCCCCTATGCTTTTGGACAAATATTCCCAAGTATAGCCAAGAGATTTAAAAAACTGTTGGTGGGTGTTGTAATAAGCTTGCAACTGGTTTTTTAAGTTACTGTTTTCATCATTCCAAAATTTGATTACAAAATCTGCCGAGTAGTGTTTAAATGGTTGAAATGCAGCAGGCTCTATATATGTATCATGGTCTAGCATTAAATCGAACAGTGTTTTACCAATCTCAACATAGTTTAAATACACTGACCCATACGTGATTTTAGAGTCAAAATATTGATAATCACTTTCTTGTAGGATTTCAGTCTTAGGAAGCCCAAAATACGTAACCACGTGTCTAGGGTGTGCTCCTCTTGCAATACTTTCACATTTATGAATCAAAATATTTAGATCACATAAATTTTGTCGAAAATCCTTATTGTTGTTAGAAACATTTAATAATCCATGCTCCTTCTCAAATATATGATGCAATCTATTTAAAGTGTCTTGATCTTCAACTGAATCTAAATCATAATCAATATTGATCCATTTGTTCAATTTTTTTATTGTTAGATTTATTTCTGTCAAAGCACTATTTTTTTGATTATCAATTGTCCCAAAGCCGTAAAATCTATCAGGATTATCAATTGGATAATGTAGCTTTTGTGCTAGTAAAACTCTTTGTATCCATTTTTTTGCTATTGGAGTATTCCGTAAATTATAGTCTATAATGATTCCATCGCTTGTATTAGTTGGATTTACATAGGTTATATGTAGTTTTTTGTAGTTCAACATCCTGTTTTAAAATTTAGTCATAAAAAAACTCCTACTACAAGATATTTAACTTTTGTAGTAGGAGTAGTTGTGTTTGCTAATTTTACTGTTTGCTCAAATCTTCAAATGCTTTGTCTGATCTTTCCACAGCATTTTTGCTAGCACGGAGTTGATCTTTACGTTTCATGATAGCGTTAGCTTCACCTGTTGGTAATGCCAACAGTACATAAGACCTAAACCTGCCATTTTCTGCTACACGTACAGTTTCTACTATCTCGGCACCGGATATGTCAACTCGTCGACACATACTACGAATGGCCACTTCACTGTTTTCTGCGCTAGCAGATTCTGTGTCATTCATGTACATTTTGCTAGATTTATCTACCTCACCACCTGCTGCCATACATATCGAGCTAAGAGCAATAGTCTTGGCCTTCATGTCTGCCATTGCAAAATCTCTGCTTACAGCCGAGCCATTAGCATAAACAGCATTCTTGCTTTCGGGCAGTTTGCTCATCCATTTAGGAGCTCGATCAATTGCACGTTCAGCGGCCTTGTCCTGGCGTTCGCGCTCGGCATCTGCTCGTTTGTCATAAACATTGGTTGTGCCGCATGCAACAAGAACCGTTGCAACAGTCAACATCAAAAACAATTTTTTCATATCTAACCTCATTTTGATTGAATCCAATCTCCAACACGACTCAGATCTCGCCCGGCACCTGAAATCGCGCCACCTAAAGTACCACAACCCGTTAGGGTAAACAACAGAAAAACAAGTAAAGTTTTCATAATTCAATTATAATAAAATGATCAAAATTTGTCAACCACTGTCCACTCATTTCTTATTACACATCCCATTATTTCCCATTGCATTAGAGTGTTGTTTTTTGGATTTACATCCGATTCTAAAAAATATCTACATATGGTTCCTTTGTGTTCAAACGGTGCAGGTTCTGCAGGATGAGGCTTTAGTTCACTTACTTGAAAAGTATCATTCTTTTTGAGTCCTTTGCGCAATTGCGGCGTTTGAAAATCGTTACAATACAGGGTCTGGCTAGACTGCACTGCTATGCCTTGTATTTTTTCTAAAATTTTAGTGCGTCCAACTTGCATGGCCTGACTGCAGATTTGATCAGTACTGTCCGTAATAAACCCTTGACTTTCACCTCTGGCGTCATACCATTTGTTATTGATGTTGGCTTTAAACAAAATTGTACAGATCTGCTGATTGTTTTGTGTTTTGACAAATTTTTGATAATCAGCTATTTCGCGAATTTCCGTTTTAGTCTGATTGGTTAAAACAGATTCTTGATAACATTCTGCTACAGCCAAACCAGGAAATCCAAAAATTAGTGCGAATTTAAACGCTGCTCTCGTTCTAGCAAGTATTTTTGCTCTGAATCTGTGATTGGACATTGTTGCCTTATCTCCCTTTGTGCATGTTTGATCATAGCTTCATGTTTGAAATTCAATGTATCTGTGCTGTCTTGTGTAGTTCCATTGTAGGCATTTGAAAGAATACCAACTACACTGGTCATTTGAAAAGCCACTTTTAAGCGATCCCATTGACTGTATTTCTGGCTTTCCAAAAATTTATACTGTTCTTCTCGACGACTACAATCTACTTTAAATGTGCTCAGTTCAGTAAAATTCATCCTGGAAGGTGCAGTTGTGCATGCCCATTGCCCTAGACACCCAATAATTATTATCAGTTTTTTCATTTGCAATCTTTTTGAAGTTTCCAGTATGCTCTACGTAAATTTCTACGAGTCTCTATGTCATTGTCAGACAAAAGAGACTCTGATCGAGCTATTAAAGATTCTTGATGTTTTTTATTATAACAATCTGAAAACCATAAATTGGTTTCCGGTGTGTGTCTAGTGGCACACGCCGATACAAATATTGTTAAAACTAAAACAAATCTTTTCATTTTGTTTTGTTGGGCAAAACAACAGATTTAAAAATAGATAAAGCAGTGTTTTCATTGCAGCCGGCATTTCTTGCAATATATCTAACTGCATCGCGTGTGTTTAATTGCAGAATAAAAACAGCTTCGTCGGCAAATCGTTGTGCTTTGGTCATAATATCTCCTTACCAAGATGAGTTGTAAAAAACTTTTAAACCTGAAAAAATTTCTGCTCGTGCTCGACGGACAAATTCTAAATCTTGTTCACGATAATAATCATCGCTATTACTACCAAAGAAAAAACCAGAAGTAGATGGGAGCCAGCCATTTTTTACATCCTCCTCGAGTTGATCTAGGTCTTCCCATGTTAACTCAAGTTCAACACCATTAAACATAGGATCGTCTGAGCTAGAAAGCGGAAAGCCTTTTTGGTGCCATAACTGTTCCATCCAACCGTGTAGATTAGGATGTTTACGCCAGTAGGCAATTTCTCGTTGTGCGCCAGTGCCCCACTCTTCATTTGCTTTTGCAGCAGCATAAGCGTACATATCTAAACCCATTTGTGTCTCCAAAAATTACAAAGTAGAACTATTATATCTAATTTAGGAATTAGAGTCAATGGGCTTTTTTGGTTTTAATTTCACTACCGTGAGTTTGGTGTTTTTATTGATAGGAGGTGGATCGTTTAATTTCTCTCCAAATTCTCGTCCCACATAGTATTCACATAATCTATGCCTGCACATGGTGGGAATATCTTCGAAGCCAGGTTCTAATAGAAACTGATAAGGACTTCGTCCCCAGGTGCTATTTTTAATAAATGTGTAATAACTTCTGCGGTGTTCTTTATTTGAAGGATTAAAAACCGTAGCAGGTCTACAGTTGAGAAGTAGTTTATTCACGATTTTAATAAAAAAGTTAGTAAGGATTATATAGTAACACAAAGAAAAAGCCCTGTCAAGCAGGGCTTTAGAGTGTTGCATTTCTACAACAAAGTTTACTTTTTAGCAACAGTTTGCTTGGGAATAAAGCTAGTTGCTGATTCAGCAACAGTCTTTGCCATGTCGGTACCAACTGCGGCTACGGTTTTGGTCCAATTGGCCTGAGCGTCAATTAGGGTTTCAAATCCACTGCGAATTTCTTCGTTTGGAATATGAGCAAAAACTGCTTTGGTCTGTTTTGCTGCGTTATCAACTAGTGTATCGATGTTATACATGTGAATCTCCTTGTAAGTAAAGTATCTGTATTATATTATAATTTATGCGGCAGTGCAACATAGAATATGCTCATATAATGATTTTGTTTGTTCTTTTTTTATCACTAAATATTTTACATATTTTTCAAGGAGATTTCAAAATGGAATTAGTAATTCTACTAGTAGCTGTGATTGGTGTACTTGGTTGGTTTCTATGGCGTGACCGCAAATTTGATGAAGCTGGGTCACACCCATTAGATGGTGCCACCAAATCGTCGGTTTTAGATGTCAATCACGATGGACGAGTTGATCTTAAAGACGCAGTAGCAGCAGCCGAGGTAGTTGTTGAAAAAACAAAGAAGACAGCCGCAAAAACCAAAGCAGTTGCCAAAGCCACTGCTGCCAAAGTCAAAACTTCTGCAAAGAAAACTGCTGCAAAGAAACCTAAAAAGTAATAAATGTATTATCCTAACGTCGGAGTCTATTGCGACTCCGACTCCATTCGTTATCATTTTTCTCAATTCAAACAACTAAATCCACTTAGAGATTGTGCCGGTTATGACAATCTTGATGAATTTTGGCAGGCGTCGTGTTCAATCAAAATAGCAGGCCTGCATGTTCCATATCCGTTTAACAATGAATTTAGAAATAAAGTTTTGGCAATCAGTGCCAGATGCGATCATGTTTTTGTAGTTGCCACTGAAGTACATCCCGAAATAGTTTCTTTTATTCAATCGACTGATCTTGCAAACATCACATATTATATCTGCGGTTTTGTAAATTTTGAACTACAGCATGCCCAAATGAAACCTTTTATGGATTGGTTCGAAACCAGCACATATTTTTATAGGCACTGGTTACCAGAAATACTAACTAGACTGCGTCCCTACGAAACAAAATACCGAGCATTTGATATTTTGTTGGGTAGAAAAAAATTGCACAGAGATGAGCTATATAAACACATCAAAGAAAAACCCTGTTTAGGAATTGTTACTTATTTTGATAGCCACACTAGTCAACTAGGAAATGATCCCGACAAATGGATTTGGGAGCATACTGGAGTAAAAATTATCAATCAACCAGATTGGACTGTTGATCGAGTGAACTATTATGGACATGTTATGAGCCTGAGTCAAATTATTCCTGTGAATGTTTATAATCAAACAGCCTACAGTGTTGTTGCTGAAACTTGTTTTCATGACAGCTTTGCATTCTTTACTGAAAAAACAAGCAAACCAATAATAGCAAAAAGATTGTTTGTTATGTTTGCTGGTCGTGACTATTTGGCCAATCTACGTCGTTTGGGATTCAAAACATTCAATGGTATCATAGATGAAAGTTATGATTCAGAATCTGACGCAGTGATTAGATGGCGTTGTGCGTGGGAACAGATGGTATGGTTGGCAGATCAACCACAGGAACAAATACTACAACAAGTACAACCAATTGTAGAACATAACTTTTCAGTTATGATGCGAACTAATTGGGCGGAAAACTTCAGACTTGAATTAGAGAACGATATTTTAACGATTTTGAACAAAAATTAGATACAAAATGTCATTTGCCGAAAACACAATTGCAGTATATCATCTTATTGAACAAGGTTTTACAAATCATTGTTATAATAATATACATTGCATTAAAAATTATAAATCTAAAGTTTTTTACGATCAAGAATACAATGATTTTTTGTCGTGCAGCACCAAATTTAAGTTTGCCTTTTTTGAAATAACTTATCTTGCGAACCCGCCGCGATCTGACAAATGGTTAGAGATATTTCACAATGTTTACCCAATAGTTGATAAATGTTTTATTTTTGTTGGAGATTTAGAGCCAAATGCAATTGCCCGTATACAGTCGCTTGATTTACCAAATGTTGTTTTTTTCATGCCCGGCGAAATCAACAACTACTCAATGAAAGTGGCCAAAAAATATTTTTGGAACAATTACATGTCTGAAGTAATAAATCTTTATTTAAAATTATTTCCAAACGATCTAACCAACAAATTAAATTTGCCTGTAGAAAATAAAAAGAATTTTGACATTTTATTAGGGCAAAAAAAAGAAAACAAAAATTTAATTTATAATATTTTAAAAGAAAAAGATCTTTTCCAATGCAATTATGTTACATATTTTCAAGCATGGGAAGACAATATCAAATTGTTTGATAATTTGACTTTTCATGACACAGACATAAATTATTCACAAGGAAGTGGAATGGTTGACTACAAAGGTCATAACATTCATTTATCATCTGTTATTCCAACGGAAGTGTATAATATTACCAATTACACTTTGATTGTTGAGACTTATTGCTCAAACGATTTTACTTTTTTTACAGAAAAAATCATCAAACCAATTTTAGCTAAAAGATTGTTCGTAGTTTGTGCTGGTCAAAACTATCTGACAAATTTAAAAAATTTAGGATTCAAAACTTTTGATGGTATTATTGACGAAAGTTATGATAGTGAGCCAGATCTTTCAAAAAGATTTTTACTTGCATTGGAACAACTTGAAAAATTGTGTACACGCGATTTTGAAGAAATAATGTTACTGGCAAACAATATTTTGGAACACAATGCAGCAATTGCTGAATCTCTATGTGGCTGTTACATTTATGATCTTGCTAGAGAAATTAGTAAGATTGTAAATGTTGTTGATACAACTGCTGACTAGCCAAATTTTTGCCTTTAGCTTCAACCATAATATCTGCCCATGTGCCGTGCTCTAATGCCCATTTGTTGCAAGCCTGATTCCAAGCAAAGTCCGAATGTGCTCGCAGTTTTTGTTTCTTGTAACCAGCTGCTAGAAGACTTTCAAGGTCAGGCCGTATATTAGGGTCATGACCCACCAACACGTCTTCCCTACTAGTACTAAAATGAACAACAGGGCGAACACCACGCCAACTGTCGCAAATCCTCTTGATACGATCGTCTCTATAGTCAATGTATTCTCCAGTTGCAATCCAATGATGATGGAGGTCTAATACCAAGGCACAATCGTTGACCAGTTCGAGGCTGGCGTCAAGTCCCCAGGACATTTCGTCGTTTTCGATGGTGATGCAATTTCTTGCTTCGGGGCTGAGACGCTGGAGTGCAGCTTGGATACCGGCTGGACCGCGTTTACCCGAGATGTGGACATTGATTTTAAAGTCCTGGAACGTTGAGCCATAGCCCATCCATCTAGCCATATCTGCATGATATTCAAACTCCTCAATACTTCTATTTACGATGTTGTCATTCTCACTAGCCAACACACAGAACTGCCCAGGATGAAAACTGAGTCTAACATCCAGGCGTCGTGCAGTTTCGCCAATCGGTGCAAAGATTTTTTCCAAATGACGTTGCACATCTGCTTGCTGCCACCAAGATTGCCAGTCTTTTTCTGTATAACCTTGCAGCATTTCCGAACCAAGTCGAACCATTCTACGTTCAGGCGGCAACGTAGCTACACGTTCAATCATCTTGACTGCGGCAGCAGCGTTATGATTCATGATATCCCACTGACGCTGTTCGGCTTCTCCAGGATGTTCACGCAACCAGCGCATAGTGGTACTACGGCCGTTGAGATCACGATCCTTTGCATTGACTTTCATACCCCCACATTCGCTAGGATCATTTAACCACTTGCAGGCAAAGCCTATTCGTCCGATCATGTGTTCCTTATAACATACATTGTTAGTCCTGCACCTTGCTCAACCACCACACTATCTTTAGGATATTTACGGTAGGTCGCGATGTATTCGCCGGTTCTGCAATTTACTCGTTTCTTTATTACAGCTTCGATTATAATCATCTTATTGCTTAGTTTGGCCACTTTACCAATCATCAACTTATTTGATTGCGGAAATGCAACAAAGTCGTTGACACAAATATCTTTACCCAAAGCGTCTGTGTGCATAAGAAATTTATTTAAAAATGATATTATAACTGCACTTTGATATAAAGTCAATCATGCGAATCTCAGTGCAAATTCAGTAGCTACTTGTTCGTTTCTAAAAACAAAAACAGTATCAGAATCTTCTAACTTATCGCTATCTCCTAAACTGTATTGATTATAATACAGCCAATCATCGCCATTGAGCCAGTGTTGAATTTCACCTTCTCTGCCACCATATCTCACTGACCCTGTGCCAGCATTTGCTTTTAGCCATGATTCAATTTCATCATGTTTTTGTGTCATGTTACGGTATGGAATTTTAATAGTACTAGGCATTATCCTCCCCACCTTAGTAGAAATAAGGTAGCATCTGCTTGATTTTGAAAAGCAAAATACAAACCATTATTACGCCAGGTGCCTCTATCAAAGTTATCTATGCAGTAGGCTTCCAATCTACAAGCCTGTTCCCACGCATCAGGTTCAGGAAGCATACGATATTGATATGGCCAATATCTTTTGTTATAGGTTTGCATTATGGATAATAATCCTCGTAAGGGACTACTACCCAGCCTAGTTGCTTGAAGTCTTCGCGTATTTCTTCTGTAATTATGCTTTCCGGTACAAATTTTGCTATCATGGCCATGTTTGCTAGTTGTTCTTCTGACAATTCCATAGTTAAACCATCTTCATTGTAGAGACCGGTATCTCTAATACCTGAACAATACCAATCCATGTAGTCACCTTCACACCGAATATCTGCTACAATACCACCGGCATAACGCCAAGTGCATGACCATGTTTCATCTTTGAGTACGGACATGAGTTCGAGTTTTTGAAAGGCATTGTTGCAGAGTGCAGCATATAAATTTTGAGCATAACTTTCACTGGCTCGAACTTTTTCTACGAACCATCGTGCGTCTTTCATGTCGCGTTCAAAATTATATTCCATTATTGTCCTTGCCATCGCAATTGAAACAACATGGCTTCATGTTCATTTAGAAATTCAAATTCGTATCTTATCCACCATTCTGGCTCATTATCCAGCCACGACCATGCCGTAGTTGCATCATTTTCGTACACCATCCATCCAACAAAACTTGGACAATTATTTCTAGCCCAATCTGTAGTAAATGTTTCATTGATGTCATACAAAGTAATTATTGCCATTTTAATAAAAAATTACTAGCATCAGATTCGTTTTCAATTACTACTACCATGCCTTGCTGATGTTTTCTGCCCTTTGGCAAACATTGATCCATCCAAGTATATATCTCAGTTTCATTGTCCGCCCACCAACGATAATCAGCAATTATAATGTAATGATGTGGCATTTCATCATCAAAAGGTCCTGTGTGAATAAACCTGCCTTTTTCTTTAGGAAATACTACGCTCACTGTTTTTGATTCTCTTTAGGTGGTTTGACTGAGCAAATAGCAACAAATCCTTTGTTGTCCCAATCTCGTCGTGCATCCATACATTCTACATAATTTGGGTAGACTTTACTGTATACGAATTTTATCTTTGGAGGTGGGTCCGTCCATAGTTGTACAATAAGTATCCAAGGCATCAAATCTAACATGTCATGTCCTTAAAATTTCAAAAGTCCATTTGGCACTATCTGGATCTATATCAAACCATAATTGATCGTTTTTGTCTAGCCAAACAGTGAGCCCTTTGTTGGTAAAATACTCTACTGCGGTTTGTTTGAATTGTTTGTCATTGTACTCTTTACCTTTTTTTGCTGCCATTTGAATACTGTGAAGTTCGTCTATATAATATTTTAATATATGATCATGAAACCATTCGGGTGCGTCTCTAAAACGAAATTGCATACTATCCCCACTTTAGCAAAAACATCAATAACTCTGCTTCGTTGCGAAATTTAAATGTATCAAAACTTGTTCTCCGGCCACATCTATTGTGCATGCACCATTCCTGTATCGGCTCAAGATTGTGTTCTCTTAATCCTGTTTGGGTGACAGGTCCGTGATCGTATGCAATTCTGGCAATTACGATCAAAGGATATGCTGCATCTCTCTCCCAAACTATCTTCATGTGATTCGAACACGATTCATTGCTGCACGGTCGCTATACAGTCGATGGCCACGTGATCTAAACAATTCTGCTGCTGTTTGAGGGTCTGTTTCGAACATCTGCTCAATATCTTCTTTACTTATACTCATATCACAGTCAACGGCATATAATTCATAATGACGCTGTTGATTGCATCTAGCACGAAGTAGCATGTTTTGTATCATCTGATTGAGCGGATTACGAGCAGGCTCTTGATTATTTAATATCCTAAATGTGTTTTCGCTATCCCACTGTTCGTATTGGGTAATAGGAACCACACTTTCTAGGCCTTCTTCGCACCAGTAAACCAAATAAGCATTGGTGGTCATAGATATTTTATTTGGAAAAAAGTTGCCCTAGCTGGATCTTTAAAGTCTAATCTAATATCATCAAGCCAGCCGGTTTCATGAAACCATTCTCTGTGGTTACGACTTGTAAAACCCAATTCTCTTTCTACCCTGGCTCGAATCAAAAAGAATGTATCCCCGTATTCTTGAGTTATACGAGTCCTGATATCTTGCCAATGCTTTTTATCTAAAACTAAGGTAGTCATACTGCATTATAGCAGTATATTTAGATTAGGTCAAGGTTTGTACAACCAACCCAAATTCTCAATTTGATGTATCCAGGTGAAAATAGGTGTAGTAAACGGTAATTCCCATCTACCGTTCCAGCCCAAATACGTTGCTGATTTAATAACTGGATTCTTGTCTGGGTAATCTTGTGGGTAGTCCGGATAAAAGTATCCTGCCCATTTGAATCTATCCAGTGTAATTGATTCAAATGTAACTGATTGAATTTCTATTGCCATATCTAAATTTTTATCTAAAATACATTCGTTATAATTTTTATTATTAAAATTTACCCAAAATTTGTGTTCGCCTGGGGTCAAACAAAGCGACAATCTAAGTTTAATTGAATTGCTAACCGGAACAGTATTGATTAAATTTTCGTCAACACCATAAGAAATTTCTGGCACTGTTTTCCACCAGTGCGGCGTTATCTCAATATCAAACACTGTATCCATAATTTTTAAAAAAGTTACTATATTCTGGATAGAAATCTAATGCATTCAATTTGAACAATTTGTCCCAACGCATCAGCCAAAAAATCAATTCTTTTCTCAATTTATCGATATTATTAGATTCTGGTTGTTCTAACATTGTAATTACTGTGTCACATTCTTTAACCAATTGTTGTTCAAGCCTCGAAACATCGCGTCCAATTGTTAAAGTTTTCATGTCAGACGTACTTTGTAAAATTTCCTCTTTTAATTTGATATATTTTTTTACCAAACTCATTCTGATATCCATTGGTAACACTTTTATTGCCAAGTATTCCGGATCACTTAGAGGAATGCTTTGGATGCTTATTTTGTTTCTGAGTGCGAATAGAATATATTGATCATAATTGTTTACGTTTAACAGTTGCGGTACACTACGCAACACAATGTTAAATGTAGTTGTTCTGTATTTTAACAAAGTGTCAATATTTTGTAATGTTTTCTTTGTGTCTACTCCCTGTCTAATATAATGATTGTTGTTATATATACTTTCTAAACTGATTTCAATGTCAACAGATTTGAAAAATTGCATTTTTTTAATCAATTCTTCATCAATGATTGTTCCATTGGAGACAAAACTTAAACTTAAATCAGAATAGCCATTGCTTACTAACCAATCAACAAACTCATAAAATCTTTTATTTACTAAAGGCTCACCGCCCATTATGTGTATCCTATGTAATTTAGGAATACTTTGTATATTTTTTAATAATTTTTTATAGAGTATATCAGAATTAGTCCAGTTGTTCTTTTTAGCATATGAGATACCCCATTTTTTGTAACTTTGTGCTATTTTACTGCTTGCATCAGGACTGCACATCTTACAGGCCAAATTGCATTCATTTCCAAAATCTATGTGTAAATCAATTGGTAAACAATCTGTTGTACCAATCGCTGCAGATTCAGAAAATTTTTTATTCCAGGGGCTCTGTTGAAAACTTTTGTCAAACGCTTGTTTAGTGAAAATCGCCACTTTAAAATTTTCCCGTATTCTGCGACTTTCGTGCCCATGTTGCTCTTCTATATAACATCTTTGGCATTCAGGTAATTTCTCGTTGCCTAGAATACGTAATCTAAAATTACGCATGGCAGCACTGTTATACCATGTAATCAAATTGGTGTTTTGAATATTTTCAACAGGCCCTGTGGGTTTTGATATTTCGCTACAACAAGCACCATATGTTCCGTCCCAATAAAGATGAGAATTGTACCAAGGCACGGCACAAAATATATCTTTATTTGCCATTAGTCAATAATGCCAAAGTTAGCCCAATTAGCTCCGCCTAAGCATATCCAACCTACCGGTCCTCCAGGATTAGGATTTGTATTCCAAACAATATGACATCTTTCACTTACAAAATTAGGAGGGGAACTGGCAGCAGTAAATTTCATTGATCCAATATTCAAGTTGTCAATTTGAGTAGACCCATCTTCCGATAAAACAATATTATCTTTTCCGTTAGAAGTGATAATCAATTTCTGTTGTCTAGGTGTGCCCAACAATCCAACATCTCTGGATTTTTTCTTTGCGATTATTTCAATTTCGTCATCCCACACACTCAATGCTGCACTTGGTTCAATAGTATTGATACCAACACGTTTTGGAGTAATATATAAGGTTTGGGCCAATAAGCTTTCGCCGCTGACTTTCAGTTCTTTTAATTCGCCCAATGTTTGCAAATTGCTGTTTATAATTGCAGAGCCCAACGAATTAGATCTTGCAATTTCGGAACCATCCAATGTTATTTTGCTAAGATCCAGTCCCTCTTGTTTGATTTTATCAAAAATTAAACTACTATATCTATTAAAGAGAGTATTATCTAATGTGTTTAGGGTGCTATGTGTAGTAGTAGAAACTAATTTTTTAAAAAATTCAGTTTCTTCTGGGACAGATCCGTTTACAATAAAATTGCCATTGATGGTCATTGATCCTTCGACTGTTAAATCTTTGGTCAAAAGATTGTTTTCAATGACAGTGCTTTCGTCAAGTATTGTCAATGCTACCTTTGATGCACGATCATCTATTCCGGTACTACTAAAATTTTCAATTATACCGCCACTGATATTGTCGCCGGAAATTTTTAGATCTAATAATTTGAGTGCTGCAGGATCAATGCTATTGGGCGGAAAAACAAATTCTGAAATTCTATCTGCAATTATTGTGGATACCGAATCAGTTATGGCTTTTTGAAAATCTACACTGGATAAACTTGTTTGGACCTGATTTTCAACTAACAGTTGAGTTTTTTCTTTTGCTAATTCAATAGTTTCATTTATTTTTCCTACTATTCTATTTTCTAATCGTTTTGGGTCAACTGTGTACTCACTGACTCTTTTTTCAAAAGCTAAACCTGCTGCTTCTTTGATGTGAGTCTCGTAATCGTACGAAACCAATCGATTATTGATAGCAGCAGAAATAGCAGAATCTACTCTAATCAAAACATTAGATGTAATATCTGCTACAAGTCCTTCTACTATTTGTGCTAAATGTGTGTTAAGATCCATTATCAAATCGAATACTAATTACGTGCTCGTAATTTTTTTTGATTAAACTTTTATACATAAGATTTTTATGTACATTAAAACCTACTGCACCTGCGTTGTAACTAAATTTTGCCAACTGTTTAAAAAACATGGCTCTTCTATTATAGGGGCCATTTGCTATCAATTGATTATTACTTATTTGATATACATGAGTTTGCCAATTATTTCTATCATTTAAATTGTGATCGTGGAACTCTAAAAATATGTTGCTTGATTGATTGTTTTTAATCAGGGCAGGAACTGAAAATTCTCTATCCTTGAATTCCTGATTTTTATAATCTCTACAAGTAGTTATCACATATTCTACAGCCAGGTCACAAATTTGTTGTACTTTATCTATTTGTTCGTTTTCATTTTTGGTAAAAGTAAAATACTCGTCAAATGCAATTACACTATCAAATTTTTTCTTATGCAAATGCAATTGATCAAAAGGTATGTAATTAAACTTAATTCCCGATTGTTTTAAATGATTTTGTGTTTCAGTTGTTATTTCGGTTATAAAAATATTCTTGGTGGTGTCAACAAACACAGCAGGGTTAAATCCCACATATAATACACTGTTTGGCCTAAAATTATGAAAAACAGAAATTTCGTCAATTATTTCCTTTTTTCTTTTTAATACCTCCGATGATTTGTTGTGTAACAAAAAAGCATTCAATAAACAACTAGTATAACTATCAAAGCCCATAATAACCTTTATTATTTTTGTAAATTACAAGTTATTTATTGAGTTTGACGTATTAAATCCAGTGTAACACAATGAAATCCTCCACCTAATGTACGACTATGACGCAATTCCAATGGAATAACTGTAAAATTATAAAGTTTTAAAATATCCATTATATTCTTTTGTTTTTTGTCTACAATTACAGTTTTAGGATTCACAACCAATAAGTTAAGGGCTATCCATTTACTAGCGTATGGATACTGATAAAAATCTTGTGCCACTACATCATTGATCCATATAATTTCCCAATCATTGAACACCCGTGGCAAATTATTCATATGAACCCTACTGGCATTTACCATTACTAATCCTTCGCGCAATGGCACAATAGTGCTATCAATATGCACTCCGGAATAAAAATTGCAAACTTCAATACGAACATCAGGAAACTTATTTTGTAGCCAACGAGCTGCTTGTAAATTTCCACTTTCACTTTCTAAGTATAACATGGTATCATTGAGACGCAAAACATTAGCAGCATCCAATATCATGCCTTGATCTCTTGGCATACGATATACAGTGTCCGCTCTATAAATTATATCATCTAATGCTTCTATTTCCATGTCTCTACAAGGGTACATCATAGAAGGGTCTACAATTGTATTGCCGTGTATTAGCAATCGGTCTCTTGGACAGTAATTATACATGCCCCCGCGCTCCTGAAAGTTAATTGCTTTTGGTCTGTGAACAGTGACCCCAAGATTGTTGAGAGTGTCTGAAAGGATATCTAGGTCCTCGTTGGCTTCGTCGATGATCCAATCAGGCACAGGTCCGCTGGGAACTGGCGTTTCTTGCCAGGTAGTTTTTTTGCTTTCTTTGGCGAACACCGGATCGTCGCTGGGCCAGTTAGCAAAGTCTGCTCGACCCACAACTACTTCTTGTAAAGGATCCCACTCATTGTAACTGTGTATCATACATGCCCGGTAATTTGAAGAGTATATCGAGGCTCGAATCCTAGATTAAATGCACTGTGCGGAGCGTCCCAGGGCCATACCAGCGTAAATCCTGCTTTCCAATCTGCGTATCCTATCCCTTGACATTCGGCAAAATGTCCAGGTTTACGGTCTTCAAGAAAAATAACTGCACGACGAATAGTATTTTCATGTCCTTTTAAATTGTAAAGTTCTATGTATTTTCGATATGTATCCACATGTTCAGGTAAACTGCTGCCTGTATCCATACGGTAATAACTGGTTCCTATGTCTTTCCAATGTTCGTAGGTTTGAAAAAAATCTATAAATCGCTGGTTCCAAGTTGGCTGTGGTCTACGCATGTCGCACATGTATCCTCCAAACGGTCCCTTGAACCCAGCATCCTCCCATTTTATTTGAGTAAGTGGATCGTTAAATTTTTCTTTGACATATTCAAGATTTTTATACTCATCATCCCAAAATTGAGCTATATTAAACGATTCGTGTATTGCCATAATGTATTACTTCATAATTAGTATTTGTTTTAGGATACTTTCGCCATGGATCAACAATTACACTGCCATCGTCTATGTTGCAATAAAATTCTTGTTGATAATTATTGCCCGTATATCCATAAGTGATTTGTCGATTGTGTGCTAAAAAAGCAATTACTGGCACGTTTTCAAAAGGTGGTGTATCACCAGTAAGTGGATCAATATAAAAAAACTTGGCCTGTATTTCTTCCAAATAGTGTCCTATTAGCAAACTGTAACTTCCGTCACAATAATCTACATCAGGTTTATATGCTTTCCCCATGATGAAAATTGGTAGATTTTTTTCAATCTGCACACGTTTTAAAAATCTAGCTAAGTTTTTTGCCTGTTGTTCTCGAGCATGCATCACTGTATCAAAAATGTCATAACCTAGATTTAGATTTTCTGCCAACCAACGCAATGCAATATTGTCTCTAGGATGACACGGACCTGCATCGCCCATACCTGCCCGCATGTATTTAGAACTCATAATACGAATAGTGCTATTGGCCAATGCATCTGTTACCACGTCAACATTGATATTTCCATTCTTCATTGCAACATCTTGGATCATATTGACCAATCCAATTTTGGTACTAATAAATGTATTGTAAAATATTTTTATAGACTCTGCTTCATCCCATGTTCCAACCACATATCTTGGATTGTTTCTCATAAGCGGCTTATAAAAATCTATCAAGAGCTTTGCATCCCCTGTTTGACTGCCGTCTTCGGTTCCTATTATGACCATTTCTGGATTTATCATATCCCAACTTACTGAACCCATTGCTATCAAATAAGGATTATAGATAAATCGTGGCACAGTGATAAAACTTCTGAGCTCTCTTCTGATAGTCCCTGGAAGCACTGTTGATATCAGAACTACCAATTGATCAGGACTAGCCCATGCATCAATTTGTTTTAGTACGTCTTTTACAATTGTGTAATCAAAATCTTTATTTAGTAAATGAGTTATGGGTTTAGATCCATCATAGTCAGGATCATGTGGTGTTTGTACTGCTACAAAAACAATATCTTTGCCTACTACTGCACCACGTAAGTTATCTGAAATTTTAATTTTGTTGCTTTGTTTTGGGTAAATATCATATCCAGTGATATGATATTTGGATGACATTGATTCTGCACATTCCATTCCTAATTTTCCCAAACCTATAAATCCTATATTCAATTATGCTCTCCTTGGATCATTTTTATCACATTATTACAAAAAATTTATTAGAACCTATCTATGCAGACAGCTATTACTTTCAAAAATTTGGATCAATTGACTTTGGTAATCTTGCTTGTTTAAATAATGCGCGATATAAAACACCTTACGATGCTCCTGTAGTTTCATCAGTGCTATTTTACGACCAGGAACCATTATATCAAAAAAACTTTTCGCAACTTTATGAGTATCCATCACAACTGTGTTCTTGGCAAGATTTGCATTTACGTAACCTTAGAGATGGAATTTCTAGATTTTATTGGTTCGAGTCCAGATTTTACTTACTGGCCAATTCCGAGCATAGTCAAGAAAAAAATAGTTTATTAAAAGATATAGAATATTACGACTGGTATTATTTTTTCCATGGATTTGCAGCTCTACATTGGTACAATAATATAAAGTATTTGCCGCCAATTGATAACTTCACAAAACTATTTATTACTTTTAATAATCTTCATACAGGAAAAAGAAGCTATAGATTAAGTTTGATTTCAAGATTGATTGAGAAGAAACTGGACACTATTGGACATATCTCGTTAAATGCCACAGACCAAAGTATATACAATGAATTATTTGACACCAATTCATCTGTAAGTAAAGAATCTAAAAAAATAATATTCAAAGAACTTTATAAAAAAGATAAGAAATACAGAATTGATTTAGAAAACATAGATGGATTCTTGAGTGCGAATGACAATTTGGATACTTTATCACTAGGTATGTGGCATTTAGTTACAGAAACAATTTTTTATGATGAAAAACTGCATCTGACAGAAAAAATTTTTAAACCAATTGTTGCAAGAAGACCTTTTTTGTTGGTTGGTGCATTTAAAAATTTAGATTATTTAAGAAGTTATGGATTCAAAACTTTTGACCGATGGATAAACGAAAGCTATGACAACGAAAACGATCCTGATCTACGCATGATCAAAATAGTTAAAGAAATTGAAAAGTTGTCAAATTTGTCGTTATATGATCTGAGAAAAATGTACAAAGAAATGTCTGGTGTACTAGAACATAACTTTACTTGGTTTTACACTGGCTTTAAAGATAAAATCATTGATGAACTTGTTGATAATTTTCAAGCATGTATAATCAAACACAATGCAGGAAAAGATTCTAGTTTTGCTGGTCATTTAAATCATTCTATAGATTTTTCGAAAATCAAGAAACAATTTAAACTATAAATCTTTTCCTGTAACACTTGATAACACCAGTTGTTCCATGTCATGGATACGTGTCCTTGTTGTTTTGCTGTTTAACACAACAAATAATTTTTTTTGATTATCAATCATGACACTCATTACCAAACATCCACCACTAAGTCGTACATAACCGGTCTTGCTTACAATTACATTATATTTTGCCACCAAAGGATTGGTATTTGACAACTTCCATCTGTTACGTTTTTTGATCAGTTGTATTAAAGTTTGAGAACTTGCATTTGTTATCACGGGATATTTTTCTGCAGTTTGTAATAATTTAATCAAATCAACAGCATTGCTTACGTTCCTGTTATCGAGCCCTGTGCTATCAAAAAATTTGGTGTTATTCATGCCCAACAGTAAAGCTTTATAATTCATATCTGCAATGCAAGAATGATAACCTTTACGATAATTTTTACACAACATATCTGCAGCAGTATTATCTGAATGTATGATAGCCAAATCAAGTAACTGTCGTCTAGTGACTTTCATACCTTTAAATTTACGCATTGTAAAAGTTTCTTCAAGATTTTCGTTGTTGTCCAACACTACAATTGCAGTCATCAATTTGGTGATACTGGCAATAGGTTGTACAATCTCTGCGTTTTCTTGTTGAATAATGTTGCCGTTACCGTCTGCTATAAGCCAACTTTTTGCTAATATTTTGGCATTTGCAGAATTATTAAAAAAGAATGCTACAATAATAAAAAATATTTTTTTCATTAGATATTTATTTTGAAATTTTTATTGTTAGCAAACGTAATTTATGATATTAAACAATCGTTTGGAAATTAAATCATTTATTTTACTATTATGGTCAAGCAAATTATTTGCTATTGATTTATTAAATTCTTTATCAGATAGTTGAGCATGAGTATATCCATATGACCTCAGTTCGGGGTATTCTACAAAGTCAACAGGAAATTGTTCATTATATTGTCTTATAATATCATCTCTAACCAACTCACTGACTTTTTTAAATGTTACACCTTGATTGTTGATCCATCCCTCAGAGCCCCATTGCAGTTGATATTTTTCGTAATCATCGCTCATAAGATTTTGCTTTAAAACAAACTTTTTATGACTGGGCGGTGTAACCCATAACGGAGCGTATCTGTAAGAATGAACCAAATCAGTGGTTTGCAACCATGTCATGGTGTCAATCAAATGTTCATACGGTTCATGCGGCAACCCTGCAATCATTAGCGCATTTACAATGACTTCATCCTTCCAAACAGATTTTAAATGTTGTAAAGTTTCAATTATTCTTTTTTTGCCAAGCCCCTTACCGACTTTTTTACCTGCTAGATCATGCAAAGTTTCTATACCAAAACTACCCAATCTGCATCCTGATTCTTTCAACCATTCTGCTGTGTCAGGATTTGACCAAATTAAATCTAATCTAAGATAGCTTGCCCATTCAATTTTAAAAGGAAGTTTGTTCCAGACTTCATCGTACAAAGATTTTATTTTATATTCACTGTCGTTATACAAATCATCTAATAGAATGTATTTGGTTACTCCATATTTTTCATAATTACTTAAAATTTCGTCTCGTAAAGTTTTTGTAAATTTGGTTGTATCTTCTTTGCCCTTGTGTTCGTATGTGCAATACGCACATCTAAAAGCGCAACCGCGACTTATTTCTAAACCCAACCATTCATCAGGGTCCACAAAATCAGAATCGTGATATTGTATAATACTTGATTTAAAATCTTTTTGACCTTCGACTAATTTAAGTGGCACTGATCCTTGTAATTTCAAACTGTTAGTCAGATGTAACACGTAGTCTTCGGTATTACCTGGAATAATATAAACATTTTTATTTTTACAATTTAGACCACCGTTTTGAATATGTGTGACCCAGGTACCACCAACCAACAACGGAGTATCTTTAAGGTGTGCTGCAATAGCATCAACTTCGCTTGAACCCCAAGCAAGTTCGGCGCCAGCAGAAAGATCAATAAAATGATTTGAATTTAAAACATCCAAATCTAAAAAAGTATCTTTATGTGATCTCCAAAGGTCCCTATATTCAACTACAGATGAAGACCTTACTGTTAAAAAAGTCGTGCTGATTCCGACCCAGAGTAATTCATGAGCACTTGCGTCAATAAGTTTTTTAACAGCAGAAAAGGTAAGACGTAAACAATTTGGAACCACTAATACAGAAAAACCCTGTGCTCGCAGCACACTGGCTATTTTGTAAGCTCCCGCCGCTCTGGTATATCTTTCAAATTGCACACCCGAACCGTGAATGAGATGTGTTGCTGGAGATTTATCTGTAAAAAGAATTATATTTGCCATTAAAGGTGTTTGATTTTATAATTTTAGAACTGAAATGATATTAGATTTACTACACGTCAAATTTGGCTAACAGTTTTTCAATAACAGAAAATCTAGGCACAGCTAAAATTCTCTGTTGGTCATGATTGCAATCAGGACCTGTTTGAGATCACTTTAAATTATTTTAGATGATTTATCACTGTTTGTCAATCGTCTTGTAATTCTTCAATTAGGGTCTCCATAATTAAAAATACTATAGAGGATAGGCATAATCCCACAACATCGGCTGTGTGTATACTCCAAAACACCAAACAGAAAAAAAAGATTCTAAAGCCAATTGATAATATTTCAGCTGTATTCATTGATAACATTTACCACCTCTTCTATATTTAAGTTTAAAGTTTTTGCTATTGCAACAATTGTGTACCCTTGTCTATATAGATCAAGCACTAACCTAATAACTCCACTGTTTTTTGCCATGTTTTAAATTATATTTCTTTATAAACGCTTCGACTAACGTTTCAGGGTATCTTAGTCTTGAACATATTTCCTCAATTGTGTAACCATGGTCCTGGTACATTCGAGTGACAAGAGCCAGATTTAATCTTGTAGTAGTTTGATATTTACTCATTATTTTGGTTCACAATCTACCCATTTTAAATTATTGTAATGTTCGTATGGCCACTGTCCTTTTGGTATCAAACAAGTTCCTAACTCGGGACGGTTGGTTTTACGTATTTCTACCACACTCCACACCAGTGCAAGCAAATAAAGTATCGCCACTGTGGTCAAACTCCATGCGGTAATTCTTTTTTTTATGGCCTTGATACGTCTAGCGTTTCTTTCGGCAGCAATTTTATCTCGTTCTCGCTTGAGTCTAATAGCTACACTTTGCTCTTGTTGAATACGCTTCATCATGGCTTCAGTTCTTGTATACAAATCTCCCAGTTCTGGTGGACACTGATAAACCATGATTTCACGCAATTCTGTTTGCATGGCTTCCAATCTGCTGAGCATGAGAACACGTTGTAGTGCTCGTTTACCTATGCTGTCTTTGCCGGTATAGACATCGAATGCGTGTTTTTCTTCTTCTTCAAATATGGCTTTACAATAGGCATAATTTTCAAAGTAAGTACCTAGTTCTTCACCTATTTGAGTAAAAATATCGTCAGGTTGCTTTTTGCTCAGTTCAATGATTCGATTTTTTTCTTCTATAAACTGATTTTTTTCAGCTACAGTAGGTTTTCGGTCTTTGAACTTTTCACCAAATTGGGCATCAAGGTCCGCAATGATACCTTTGACGTCACCAGCTGCACTCTGTATTTCCTTGTATAGAGCACAACCTTTTTTGACAGCCTGTACAGCACCATTTGCGAGGGCAAAGAGAGTTAACGGATCCATAACAGCAATCCATGAAATGCCACCATTGTTTTATTGCAGATAAAGCCCCACACGGCTTTGGCTCCTTTTATTATTTTTATATTTGAAGAACCAAAAATAATTGACTTACAGATATTTACATAAAAGAATCAAAAAATCTCAACGGGATTTAATGAATTACATTCTGTGTGGCGGGGTTACTGGTGTAGGCGACGGTGGATTTCTTGGGGGTTTGTGGGCAAACCAGCTCATAGCAATCTCCTTTTATCAGTCACAAAAAAACCTGGAAAATCCAGGTTATTTGTAAATTATTCTTATACCTAATCCTGTACTTTGTTTTAACGGACTTTCGTCGGGTATGTAAATTCGTTTACCTACTCCTACCATGCAATATTCATCAGTGTTTAAGTCATGCACGAACCAGCTGGTAGTTTCAGTTTCAAAATTGGCATAAACTAGATTTACTGTTTGTTCATTTGGTGCTTGCGTTGCCATTACCAATTTTTCACCGTATTTTTCCATGGTAGCTTCTACATCTTCAAAACTGCCACACATGATCTGCATTTTTCTAGATCTGGGTTCGGCTATAGCTGCCGAGGCTAATGTGGCCAGTAAGATGGCAGCTAATATTATCTTCATATTGTATATATCATTTGTTAGCAAGCGGATTATCTAGTGCTTTTTTGATTTTGTCATCCAATTCGCGGCGCAAATTCTTTATCTCTTGCTCGTTTTCTTTTTGCATTTGTCGAACTGCTGCGTCAACATTTTTTTGAAGTTCTTTTGTACTGTTATCAACTGCACGTTGCAGATCTTTGTTTTGTGTAGTTGTATCTTTTTCTAACTGTCTAGTGATTTTATCAACTTCTTGCTTGGTTTCTCGTACATCTTTACGTGCATCCTGAACTGCTTTGTCAGTTTCACGCTGAGCAACTTTGCTATCACGCTCTACACTTTCCACCACATTCTCTAATCTACGGATATCACTTTTGAGATCATTTTTTATGTCCTGGCTGTACTCTACAGTTTTGTTAGTACTAGTTTCAAGCACTTCCAACTTCTTGTATATTTCACCTAGATCAGGTGTTACGTAGTTGGCAATTTTGTCCTTCATGTCCATGTAGTCTTTGTATACTTCAAATGCTCCATAAAGTCCGCCTAAAACAGTGCTGACCACAGTGGCAGCTATCATTAGTTTAGCAGGAGTAAATGCATATCCTCCTATACTAATTACAGTGTTTTCGCTAAGGTACTTTTCTTTAGCCGCTTCAAGTTCTTCAACTTTTTCGTCAATATTTTTATTTTTGTTTGACATTCTACTTTCCTAGATTATATTGTGAATCAATCATTTGCTGGTGAACATTATCACTGCCACCAAACAGTCTTCTTGCTGCCACGGTATCTATATTTTTCTGATTAGAGTATACTTCATATGGTTTATAGTATTGACCGTCAGGCAGTGCTTTATTATATGTATCAAAACCTGGTGTAAACCCCATGGCTTGAATAACCACATTCTGAACTTCTATTTGTACGGCCATATCAGTAGCTTTACCCATGGTATTTGCCAAATCTTTACCACGAGCCACTGCTTCTGCTTTTGCTTTTTCACGCTGTTTCTCTGCCAGGACTTCTCTTGTGGTTTTCGTTTTGGTACTAGCACCAGGTTCCTGTGTGCCAGTTTTCGCTTCAGTTTTTTTGTCTTGCGTTGCATCCGATGTTGCAGGATTTGATGCTACAGGTGACGTTAGTTTAACTGGCGCAGCAGGATTGGTTTGAGCGTTGGCTGTTGTTGCCGAAGTGGTAATTGTTTTGTTGACAATGGGATCAGAAACCATAGGCACAACTTGTGCAACAGGATCAGTTTGGGCCACAACTATGGTTTCCGTTTCTTTTTTGCCAAATATATTTTTCTTGGCATATGCTTCTGTATAGTTTGGGCATTCTTTACTGTATAATCCATCAATTTGACATTGCTGATTAAAATATGCTTGCGTATAACCTGCGCAAGTAGTCGAATACAGTGGATTAAACGAACACTGCTGATTTAGATAGGCAACCGCATATCCAGGGCAGGCAGGCGAAAAGAGAGCATTCAATGAACATTGTTGAGTTTGATAGGCGGCCTGATATCCAGGACAACTAGGACTAGACAACGGATTAGATACACACGGATCAAATTCGTAGTTCATTGACAATGATGGATTTCTTACTTGGGGGCCGTAGTAACCAGCCCAAAATCTATCATCTTTTCCTGTAAAGCTTAAACTAAAACTGGCAATATTTACTCCCAATATGCTGTTAGCAAATGTTTCTGTACCAGTTACCGTTTCCCAATTAGCTCCAGTTTGCCCCAACGACCATGTTTTATTATGTAAAGACAATCCATTTGTACCTGCGAAATTTACTGCTGCTGATAATGTCCCTCTTGTAAATCCTTGATTTATATATTCCCATGCGTAATTATAACCAATGATATTTAAACCACTGTTTTGTAATGCTTGGCCTAATGCATAGGTATAAGCAACTGTACCTTGAGAATATCCAAACATAAATGTACCAGTAGTTGTGTTATAGCCAGGTACATTACCACCACTTGTTCCTCCTCCGGTTGATGGCGTTACAACAAAACCATTCCATATATAACTTTCGCCAGGCGGCGCGGGATTAACAGTTGTGTAAATCAAGTTTGTGGTGGTGTCGTAAGCATATGACAACCGAGATACTAATGCTACTAGGCAAGTTATAATCAACAGAAACTTTTTCATTAGTCCTTACTCTTGACTTTTTGCGGAACACGACCGGGGTTGGCTTGCCAAATTTCTCTTGCTTCTTCACCAATTTTACCGTCTACAGGGCAAGGTGTACCGGCATTCATCATTGCAGTGAACACACGCTCGTCTTGACACAATGTGGCTACTGCTGCCACTTTCATGCCCATATCAAATAGGGTTTTAGATAGTTTTAGGCGTTCGCAGTTTTTATCTACAAAAGTAGATCCAATAGCAATACCTAAAATTTGTGTTTGTGCAGCACCACTAACACCCACTGCACATAAGTCACTGTTCATACTTGTGATACCTGGTGCAACTGCGGTTGGTGGAGGGGATTTAATTGTTGTTGTAGATTCCGTTACACTTCTACTAGTAGAATCTGTAACAATGGGATCAGCAGCATAAACAGTCGTAAAGCACAACAATGTTGCTACTGTCAGTAGCTTTTTCATATTCTCTCCCGGGCATCTTGGCCTCTTGTAAGAGCATAATTGAATTAGTGTAGTAGAAAATGGCTCTTATTTGTATTTAAGAGCAATTAAAAAATTTAATCTGCTTGGTTAAATCGCCCGCAAACTATGTCATAAAATTCATCAAGTTCGCCGCCCCATTTACCTTTTAAGTATGGTCGTAAATCAAAACAAAGTTTAGCATTTTTATCTTTGTTTGCTTGTACAAATGTATCATGCAGTTTTTTCCAATGGTCTAGTTTTACAATTTCTTCTATTGGAATTTTGTCCCCAGGGACCACACAAAAAGTTTCTAGTAACTTGCCTTCAACATCAAATGTTTCTAATTCTAGCACAGTGTATTTTTCACGAAGCTCTTCGGCTACTTGTCTTGAAAAAATAATATCCATTATTTGTTTACACTTTCGTATGTTCTTTTTTTAATACCCACATCTTTATATATCTGTTGCACAGCCCGAGCTTGATAATAACAATCAATTAGTGCATTATGAGCACCGTGTCTTCCCTTTTCTCTAGGGTCACCATGTACACTAAACAGTGTACGACTATCCCTAATTTGCCAAAACTGCCACGGAGTTGGACGACCAACTTGTCTATATAAATCTTCAAGAATTACAATATCAAAAGCAGGGCCTTGGCACCAAATATTATCAGCACCAACCAGAAAACGATTTAGTTGGTCCAACATTTTGTTGATGCTGATTCGACCACTAGTACCCAAGGCTTCTTCTCTTACATCTTCAGGTTGAGTACCCCACCATGACACTGTCTCATCTTGCACATGCCGACCCATGCCCAATTGTTCATCTACATCAGGTTTTAGATATAGCCCTTGCCCTTGATCCACGTCTCCGTCCCAAGGACTGAATTTGACTGCTCCTAGAGTAAGAATTACACTCCAAGGTCTGGTGCTCAGTGTTTCAATGTCAAGCATGACATCCATCATTGACTCCTAAGTGCTTTGTCTGCCTCTGCTGCTGCTACTCTGCGACGAAGGCTACTCGAACTGAATGAATGATCTCTTTCATTGAACACCAATTCAATTTTTCTTGCATATCCTTCTTCCATACCAGTAAAATCTTTCTCTGCATACTCAATACCTAGTATACGCACATCAATGGGCAATGTCAAAATAATGTCAATCAAATCTTGTTCAGTTTGGTACACAACCACTTCATCCACATAGCGACATGCTGCCAGTTGAATCTGCCTTTCCACAATACTTTGAACTGGTTGGTTCTTTGTATCCGGACGGTCAATTGTTGGATCCGTTTGAAGCCCGGCGATAAGATAATCACAGTGATTCTTAGCCTCTGCCAGCATCGCCACATGCCCTGCGTGAAATAGGTCAAAAGTGGAAAAGGTGATTCCAATCTTAAGTCCCTTGTCCTTAAGTTCTCGAATTTTATTAAATATCATTAGGTAGCTGGTTCTAGTTTTACATTTAGTGGAAAACCATTGTTGCGAGCCAACAATGTTGCTTCTACGCCTTTTTGCTCGGCAATTTCATAGGGTAGTGTGCTAACCACACTACTTCCCTCTTCGTGGATTTTCATTGTTATTTGATAAGCAGTTTCTTCACTGTGATGAAAAATTGTTTTGAGTGTTTCAACAACAAACTCCATAGTAGTAATATTATCATTTAAGTAGATAACATTAAACAAACTAGGTGGTTGTATATTTGTTTTAACCTGAATTTTAGGTTTTACTACAATGTCTGTTTTGCTCATAGTCTTGTAGATTAAAAAGTAGGGGGAGAAGACCCCCTACTGTTATTATATTACTTATTACATTATTTTGCAAATGTAATTGCTATCTTTTTGGGTTTTTGTTCCTCAGGAACAATATGTTCCAAACTGATTGCTAGAATACCATTTATTACTGTGGCACCTTTAACTTCTACATTATCGGCCAAAGTAAAATGACGAGTAAAGGTACGAGCACTAATACCTCGGTGCAGATATTCGTAATCCTCCTTTTGCTTTTGTTCTCCCTTGATTGTGAGGACGTTTTCTTTGTATTCGATGTCTAGTTCATCCTCAGTAAAACCAGCAACTGCAAGTTGGATAGCATAATGATTTTCGTCTATCTTTACTATGTTATGCGGCGGATAGTTATCTGCTTTGCTGTTTGCAAAAGTGCGCCCTAGCTCATTGAACAGTCTATCAAATCCAACTGCATGGCGATGTAGTGTAGGTAAATCAAAAGTGCTTATTGTGTATGTTGTCATAATATTTTCTCCTTTCTGTAAGCAAGTTATGACGTATATGAGTGTAGACCCCACTAGGGCATCTACACCGCATATTCTTTACTTCTTTTCAGTAAAATCAGCATCAACTACATTATCGTCTGTTGATTTTACAGTTTCTTGAGCTTGAGTTGTTTGCTGTTTTGCCTCTTCAATTATTTTCGTTGCAGCAATTAGATCAGACAAACGAGTGATAATTACTTCTTTATCTGTTTCGGTAATTGCCTTTTCTAGTTCAGCGATAGAATCATTTATCTTAGTCATTTGATCCTGAGAGAGTTTGCCTTCCACTTCTTTTAGATCAGTTTTAACCTTATGGATCACCGAATCCGCTTGGTTACGAGTTTCGATCAATTCGCGTTGCTTTTTATCGGCATCGGCGTTGGCTTCAGCATCACGAATCATTTGGTCAATTTGTTCTTTACTTAAACCAGAATCAGATTTAATAGTAATCCGATTTTCTTTGCCAGTCTTTTTATCTTGGGCACTTACTTTAAGAATACCGTTGGCATCAACATCTAATACAACTTCAATCTGTGGCATGCCTCTTGGTGCAGGATCAATACCTTCTAAATTAAATTCGCCTAGTAATTTATTGTGCTGTACTAATTCACGCTCGCCTTGATAGACTTTGATAGTAACTGCAGGCTGATTATCTTCAGCTGTAGAGAACACCTGACTATTCTTAGTTGGTATTGTGGTATTCTTTTGTATTAGTTTGGTCATCACGCCGCCCATGGTTTCAATACCTAGGCTTAGTGGGGTCACATCAAGTAGTAGAACGTCTTTTCGATCACCACCTAGAACTGCACCTTGTACTGCCGCTCCTACTGCAACTGCTTCATCTGGATTGACATCACGACGTGGCGCCCGTCCAAACAACTGTTCAACTGCTTCTTGTACCTTGGGCATACGTGTTTGTCCACCAACAAGGATAACCTCATCAATGTCGCTGGCTGTGATCCCTGCGTCGCGCATAGCAACTTTACAAGGCTCAATTGAACGTTGAATTAGATCTTCAACTAGACTTTCAAATTTGGCTCTAGTAATCTTGAGATTTAGATGTTTAGGGCCTGTAGCATCGGCAGTGATGTAAGGCAAATTGACATCTGATTGGTTATTGTTTGATAATTCAATCTTGGTTCGTTCTGCTGCTTCTTTTAGGCGTTGTAGTGCCATAACATCTTTAGAAAGATCAACGCCGCTTTCTTTCTTGAATTCAGTGATTAGATAATCCATTAATCTTTGATCAAAGTCTTCGCCCCCAAGGAATGTGTCCCCATTGGTGCTAAGTACTTCGAATTGTTTGTCACCATCCACATTAGCGATGTCGATAATAGATATATCAAAGGTACCACCACCAAGATCATAAACAGCAATCTTACGATCAGCTTTTTCATTTTTGTCTACTCCGTAAGCCAGTGCCGCTGCGGTGGGCTCATTGATTATACGCAGAACTTCGAGGCCTGCAATTGTGCCGGCGTCTTTGGTAGCTTGTCTTTGACTATCATTAAAATACGCAGGCACAGTAATAACTGCTTGCGTTACTTCGTGTCCAAGATAATCTTCGGCAGTTTTTTTCATCTTGCGAAGAACTTCTGCTGAGATTTGCGGAGGTGCTAGTTCTTGGTCATTTGCACTTACCCAAGCATCACCATTAGCACTTTCCATAATAGTATAGGGCATTAGGTTGATGTCTTTTTGAACTGCCTGCTCTTTGAACTTGCGACCAATCAAGCGTTTAGCAGCATAGATAGTATTTCGTGGATTAGTTACAGCTTGGCGTTTAGCACTAGCTCCAACAAGAATTTCGTCTGAGGTATATGCAACGATACTAGGTGTAGTTCTAGCACCTTCTGAATTTTCAATTACTTTGGGGGTTCCGTTTTCGACAACTGCTACGCAGCTATTAGTGGTACCAAGATCAATACCAATGATTGTGCTCATATTTTCTCCTTTAGTAAGCAAGTAAATTTCAGGCCCTTATGGCGCCTGCAATTATTTATCACGTAAATATAATATATTATTATTCAAGGAAAAGCAATGGATTTTGAGCAAAATATTGTACATCAAGTTTTAGGATTGTCAGCAAGCAAAAAAATTTTTTATAAAAATGATCCATTGTACGAGGACACAGTGCTTGATATACCCAAAGATGCAGAATTAGTTATATTAAATCATTGTTATGCCAATAATCATACTTTACAACAATATAATCTATTGAAAGATAAAGTTCTAAATAAAGATTTTGCTTTGCTTACCAGCAATTATTGGTATTATAAAAACAAGCACGAAAACATAATTTATTTTCCATATTACTATTTTCACTTTTTGACATTGCCTTTACAAAAATTTGATATTCAAAATACCAGACCATATTCATTGATGTGTTTTAATTTAAATCCTTGGCTACATAGAACTGTCAATTTACTAGCAATGAGTAAGAAAAAATGGTTTAACGATTGTAAATTGAGTTTTCACTGGGGTTATAACTTGCCTCACTACAACACAACCAACATAATTACCGATACTTTGACTCGACTTAGTGATGAACAACGACTTGAATTATCTCAATTCAATTTGCCAATCATAATTGAAGATGATTGGGATTGTAACGGAAATTTTTATGTTCCCAATACCAGCCATTTCTATAGCAGCACCTATATAAACTATGTTACAGAAAATTCTTGTCATCAAGAATTTATCACAGAAAAAACGTGGAAACCTATTTTTTCTGGGCAACTATTTTACGTGTTAGGATCCTTAAATATCATAGAGCACCTTAGAGATTTAGGCCTAGACGTGTTTGATGACATATTCAATCATAGCTATGATTATGAAAACGATATACCAACTAAAATTGATTTGATACTGGCCGATTTAGACCGTGTAATGGAAATGGATCTAGACCGTGTATGGCAAGAAACATCTTTACGTAGAAAAAGGAATCTTGATCTAGTTTACAGTCAAGATTTTAAAAACATGCTAGCAAATGATCTTATTAAAAAAGTTTCTTAGGTAGTTGCTCGTCGGCCAGTTTTTTCTTCCAACGACGTTTGGCTGCTGCCTTGGCTTTTTTCCTACGAGTAGTGGGTTTTTCGTAAGTTTCTCGTTCACGCAAATCTTGCAGTAGCCCTGATTCAGCCACTTTCTTTTTGAATTTCCGCAAGGCTTTTTCTACATTGTCGTTAGTTACAATGACCAAATTACCATTAACTTTAAGCTTTTCGTTCATAGATCTATTTATCAGTTTTTATTTGTGTTGCAAAATAGTGTAACGGATCATCTATTTTTTGCTGATTTTCAATATAGTTTTTTGGGCCATAATAATAAGTTTTGCTCAACAAACATAAATCTTGATAATCGTCGGTTCTTGTGTTTATAATAACAGCATGACTTGCATTTACCGCTTGCGACAACCAAGTGAAATTATTCATGTTTGGTGTGTAAACGTAAACATTGAATGCTGATTTGCTAAATTGGCAAAATCTTATTACAGCGTCTACTTCTTGCTGTTCTGGATCAACTAATGTAACTGAATGCAATCCGTTGTTTACAATATCCGGCGGAGTTATTAAATTACTATCCACGTTTTTGTTTTAAAATTTCTTCAATTTGATGTTCTACTTGTTCTTGTTCGGCTTCACTTAGATCTTCAATTTCGTATTCGCCAGCTTCTAGCTTTTCTATCAAATGTTGGATGTATGCTTGATTATAAGTATAACTGTCTGTAGTGTTTTTGTCTACTTCAATCCATTTTTGTCCGTTCCATTTAAACAGCCGGTCAGGTAAATAGTCGGTTCTAATAAACATGTCACCTTTCATTGGACTGTCTGGAAAACGTTCTCCAAAACCACACTGACTGGCTTCGTCTAACTTTTCATTATCTGCTTGTATTGCCATACTAGGATACAGTTTATTAAATGCATCTAAATTATAAACTTTACCTTTATAGCGTACGGCGTAATCTGCACCACGACGTATCGGTGTATTAAATTCATCTACAGGAGGTGGCGGCTCTACTGTTTGTTCCTCAGCCGCAGCCATCGTCGGAACAATTTTTTCTTCCTCTACAGATGATTTGATTTGAGCAATTTGATCTTCAGTTAAAGCACCGTCGTCTTGGGGATATGCGGCCTGACTGAGTTCTACTAAATCTGATGCCATTTCTTTGTTTTCGTCTATAACACGCTGTGCCCACATCTCTTCATTTTCCAAAACAGGAATATCAAGATCTGGTTCTGGTCTTTCTATTTTGGCTGCTTCGGTATTTGCTTGTTCGGCACGATGTTGTTCATCTAGCATGTCTGCTGCCTGTGCAGCTAGCTTTGCTCGTTCAAAAAATTCATCCGCTTCGCGATCTGGATTTGATTGTTTGCCTACTCCGTTCAACGCTGCAATCTCTTCTTCAGTCCATAGTCGTTGTTCTACACCTGGTGGATTGGGATTGATGTTCTGTGCTGCTTCATCATCATGCACCCAACCACCTTTACCTTGTCTTGCCCATTCAAACTGTTTGTTGGCAGCAAGTATCAGCGTCAGGGCAAGCGGATCAAAAACAATAACAATAAGAATAATAACCCAGCGTACAGCCCGCTCAAGAATATTTTGATCGGGATTGTCGCCGTATATAAGAGCAGCAATATATTTGATAGGTCCAACTTCGGCTTCTACCTTTCTAGCTTCGGCGGCAAGTGGTGCTCGCTCTTGTTGTAATTGTTGAATTGTTTTTTGACTCTTTATGATTTCGGCCTGTAGTGCAGCTCGCTCTTTGGCCTGTTGTTTACGAATAACAACTGCTCGTTCTGTGCCTCGTTCCGAGTCTGTTCTGCCAAGCATTTGATCCACTTGTGCATTCATTTGCTCAAGTGCCTTCTTGGCCTGCGCGATATTTTCTCGTTCAGTAGCAATCTTTTCATCGTAAATGGCAACCTTGCTTGTGGCATCGCCGGTCACTAGACTTTGGTCTGAGTGTGCTTTGGATAAGAAACCAAAGATACCCATACTGGTAAGTAACATGAGAAACACAATGGCCGGAATCAGATAGGTCTTGAACACCCAGCCGGCTCTGTGCCAATTGTTGTGTAACCAAACTGTGGCAACCAATTTACCAGCTTCAAGTGCTCCGCCCATTATAATAACAGGAACAACTGCGGCACTAAAGATAGCAGTAAGACCTTCAACTGAATACCATGCTGCAATAGCAGAAATGGTAACAGCCACCAACATGATTAGTGATCCAAATAACATAGAGTGTATTTATAGAATTGTATGACTAGTATACTATACTAAGAGAAGTTGGTCAACGATTTAGGTTATTTCTTCCCAGTTCATAGAAGCAAATATATCCAGATTATTGCCAGTAGATTTAACACACAAAGTAAATTCAACAGCATTAGCTGTAAATGGGTTGCGTTCTAATTGATAAAAGAAAGGCACAGGTGCCAAAGATGGAGTAACACTAGTTTGATTTGAAGCAGCTATGTATCCGGTTTCTACGTTGCCTTGAAACTGTGGCCCAGTGAATGAAATACTGGTGCCTGACAAATTGTACTGCACCGAACTGTTCACTCCAAAGTCAGTCCAAGTACCACCGGCGGTAACACCACCTACCACAATGAAATATTGAAAGTTACTGGCTGCGGTTACTGCGATGCTGAAATTTTTTGGTGTTACAATAGCATTCAATCTGTCCGGTCTTAATCTAATGCTCATCACAGGATAAAGCACATTTGGTGTAGACAACTGATACGGCGAACTCAATTGATGGCCCACGCTGTGTGGTCTGCCAAATATTTCGTAGCCGCCTTCGCTCACAATACTTGTACAAATCTGTTTGAGAGTGGAATTGCTCTGTGTAGGTCCGGTGTTTACAATTTCGCTACGCACCGGCAAACAGGCTGTGGTCATGTAAGTGGTGTTTATGAGATTGGCATGATCAAAACTGTGACAATGAATAAATTCACCATCAATGATGAAGCCAATTCTTACTGTGCCAACACCCAACCATTCAACATCGGCCCACATGATCTGTGCTTTGCTGATATCTATGACTTTGGTTGATGTGCCGGTACCATTCAATGGATCCACATTCCAATTGGCCTGCGTGACTTTATCTTCAGATATTGTGCCTGAGCTGTTGGATCTTATTACCCAACTCAAAGTGGAATCAGCCAGTTCTAAAAATATTCCGTTTTGTGCATCAAAGTAACCATTGCGCTGAGTAAGATTAGCTTGTGCCGGAGCAAACACAAAACTACGCATGATCTGTAAACTTTTGGCCGGTTGATAAGCAAACACTCGATTGCTTTCTCTTGTGACCGAGTCTCCGCTACTTGTGCCTACACGCATTTCTACCAATGCTGCATTGGCATTGAAAACCACCGAACCGCCGCCAACTATGTTGTTACTGCTTTTGGCATAGTCAATATAATATCTATGAAAATTGTCATGTAAAGTATAGGGCGAGCTTATTCTCAATCTACCAAATGCATCGTTGGCCGTTACCGCTGCCCCGGAAGTAGTTCTAATAACCGGTTGTCCTAACTGGTTGTACTCCATGGCTCGATGGAGATCTAATAGGTTAGTTTCTTGTGGATGATCGTAGTTGGTAGTGTTTAGTCTGCGGTCACCTCTACCAGGCGATGGTGCTTTATATACCATAAATTATACCCAAGGCCTACCCAATATCAATCCGTTGGGCTGTGGATTGTCTACCACGTTGTTGCCACTGTACTGTGTAGGTAATTCTGTAATATCATAAGTTGATCTTGGATTACCGTCTGCTGCTCGATCCAGTTCACTCAAATCAAGTTTGGCCACTTGCTTGAGCTGTTTGGTGGCCAATCGATCAATTACATTGGCAGTTCTCAAAGTAACATTTGTATTGATACCATAAGATGCCAAAGTGGCACTTTCGTTGGTCAGCACTGCATTGTTGTATACCAATTTGTACCAACTGCTATCCCAATTGGCTGTGGCATTTATTGTGGCTTTGACCTGTGTCACTGTGTTGGTAGTGTCCACGTTGTATGAATTGTATACCGCTGTGTTTAATAGGCTTTGTACGGAAATGGTAATAGCGGCCATGATTACATCCTTGCTTGCCAGCCCGGGTACATACTGGGCGCATTGGTTCTAATGTCTGCGGGATTTTTGCTGTGATGTACATCATCGCCAGCTGGAAATGCTGCTGTCACAGGCGCAACTATTTCTGTGGGTGTATTGGCATATTCTGCGGTATCACAATCCAAGATACCTGCTAGACGCTGCATGTCGGCCATTTCTTGTTCGGGTGTAACATCAACAGCTACAGCTATAACAGGCTCGGGTTCGGGTGCGTCAGCTTGGTCAATTACGTCTAGTACGCCGCGGATAATATCGGTGATCTTCATACGAATATTTAGTCAAAAAAAGCCCGCACTAGGCGGGCCAAATACTTCATAAGGAGCACTACAAAACTACTGCACTACATAATTTTCCATTTCAAAATATGTATTACCACGCTCAATACTGGCTTCAATTACGTCATCCCAGTCGCCTGCTGCTTCATTACCAAAACGGTTCTCAGCTGCAATTTCTATAGCGTTAACTAGTATGAGTAAAGCTTCCCGATATTCGTTGTTTTCAATTTCGCTAATACTTTCGCGCATGTAATCAACCAGGGCTTCCATTTGCTCCATATTTAAATCTGTAATAGCCACACGGTCAGCAAGAATATCGTCTACCAAGTTTTCCACAGTCATCACAGGCTCCTGATGTAATCGATCACTTCACGAGCTTCTGGAAAACCTTGACCTTCTTTTATAGCAACTGCATATTCAATCATTTGTATTTGCATTTCATGTAGTTCGGCGCACACTACATCAATAATCTGTCGTTTACGATTGAAACTGTACTTGGTCGAACGATAATATTGATTGCTATAATCCATCTTAATCTCCTTAGTCAGGTGCTACACCTGGGTCAACAGTTTTACCTTCATAATGTGCTTGGGTTACGCAAATTGTTTCCAGACGAAAACGCTTGAGACCGTCGAAGCGAGCTGCTTGACATTGTTTCTTAGAAGCATAAGGTCCTACTGCAACTTTTTCTACAAACTGTCCACTAGTGGTATAAATCATTACTACAAGAATCCAACTGGTGCTCACACTGCCTCCTGTTTGCGATGTTTAGGCTGCCGCTTGAATTTTTGTTTGTTCTCTACTGTGCGACTGCGAAACGGTGAACCATTCTCAAACAAAACACGATGTGCTCGAGTTTTTTGATAAGGTACTTTAAGTATCTTTTTCATGATTAGATATTTACTGCTTCTTTGTGTACTGTGAATCGATACAGTGCATTGCACTCTAAAATAAACTGTTCGCCTACATCCATGCTCACATAATTGGTACCTTGCATACCCATTTCGCTATAGCTTACATCAAGGATGGCGTCCGGGCTAAATCCTATAATATTTTCCATACAAGTCAGGAAACTGTGCTTCCACATCATGTCGGTGTAGATTAGGCCATCTGTGTCCACATCCCATTCTTTGGGATCAAAGTAGGCACGAAGTTCACCAAAGTCACCCTCGTCACTAACATAGGCCAAACGCACACGATTGATTGGTACAGTTTTAACAGTCTTAGACCAGTAGCCCTTGCCATCAGTAAGGGTCATAAAATTTACCAGACGATCAAACATTATTTTGCCTCCAACTCTTGGATTTGTTTGTAAAGTGCCCAACGCTGTTGGTCAATCTTTGCATTGGTTTCTTCATCAAAGCAACCAGCCTGCTCATCCAAGTGTATAAGCTCTTCGTACAGAACATCAATCAAATTTTGGTCGCCCATATTATTCTCCTGTCATTTCCAAATGGCGCTTCAAAAACTCTTTACGGTGCTCTTCACGAATCTTTACAGGATCCAACGGCTCGGGTTCGTTGAATATTTGCTCTCTAGCAACCCTGGGACTGATTACACCAACAATCATAACCAGCAGGCCTAGAAATATCATACCCAGTCTATCTGTAATCGGCTTCATAATTATTTCCGATCCATAATGTAAGTGAACAAAACCCACTTGGCACGGTTCAGCTGTTGACGAGCATCTTCGGCTCGCATAAAGTCGACTTCACCGTATTCGGTACTGACCATTTCCTGTGCATCACTCATCATAGACGCAACAACCATGGCAGGACCGCTGAACCGGAAAGTGGAACTGGACTCTACTGCTTCACGCATCTGCGCTTCGGTGCAACCGTACATTGAAACTTGGCGGATTTCTTGCGTAGTAAGACCTTCGAATGCTGTTCTCATTTGTTACGCTCCTTATTAGTTACTATACCTATATTATACAGAAATGGACCTTTTTGGTCTACCAAAATTGTGTTGCTATTTTAGCAATGATCGTTGTCGTCATTGTGGGCAAGATAAGCCCAAAAAATTATTAACAAAATAACAACAAACCAAATCATAACAATTTAACAACCAATCCAATTGTATAAATTGCAAGTAGTGTTGCATTTATAACAATAAGGCTCCACTCTTTCCATTTTATTGCTACAATGAGCCACAAAAAGGCTCCCACATTTAGCAGAGCTGGTCCAAGTGGATAAATGTTTACAGAAGTACAAATGGCTCCCACAATTGTTACAAAAGTTGCAAGCCATTTAAGATAAAATGTAATGTCCTTTTTCATGCTGTTAGTATAGCAAAAAGGATCTTTTTGGTCTACCGTTAGTGAATTGTTAAATCTTCGTTAAACTGCGAAAGATCAATGACCCCCAAAATTTTCATTATCTTTGCAATATTTTTTGGCGGTTTGTCAGGACATATTTCTGGAATGAAAGCATATTTCAAATTACCGTCGGAGTCGAAGATAAATCCATAATCTTCTTCTCCGATGTCTTGGTAATCTTCTGCAACTTCTTGTATTTCAATTTCGGCTCGTTTGGTCATCGTAGCCTCCTGTTCTAAAAGTATTTATTGTTTACTTAAACAGGATGAGTGCCATTAGAACAGCTTGTACAACAAAACCAATACCAATTGTTACAATATTAAGTAGATCTTTTAAGATAACTGCTCTACCAAATAATAATACTAATCCCAACCACATAAACAACACAACATCTACACTAGGTGTAGTGTCAGTCAGTCCTGTTAGCAAGGCCAATAGTGTAGGAATAGTAGCAGCATGTAAGGCGATAGCCGCTAGCCATCCCATAGTTTCTGCCGAAATTTTACTGAAGTGGGTAGAGAAAAACTCTACCACACTTGATTTGATACGATCAAAATCAATTTTGCTTGAATCAGTTTTAGTTGAATTTTCCATTGTGGATTTTAATTTAGAGGTTGATGATAAAAGTGGCATTTACATATCCTGCTCAACTACCATAAAATATATGGCGCCCAATTTTGGCAATGGGTTTTTTACCCCACCCCGGTTGAACATAGTCAGCATGATAATACATTGCATTTTTGAGACTGGGTAGTCTAAAATTTTCCAGTAACACTTTCTTGGCTGCTTCTTCACTTTCGCGATACAAAGGTTGGTAGATTGGACGTACTCTGTGAGTGCCATCGCAATACCACGAAAACTGACAAACAACTTTTGAATAGATTACATTCTTCTGATATACTACTGCACAGACGTCATTGGGAAACTGTCCGCTGGCTGCGCGATTGAGTGTGACTTGAGCTACAGCAACTTTGCCTTCAAATGGTTCGCTGGCAGCTTCCCAATAAATGTTCTGCGTTAAGCATCGTAACTGGCGAGATCTTTCTTCTCCTGTTACCGGATGCACGGCAGCCATCTCAGCCTTCTCGGCCTTGAGTGATTCAAATTTGTTTTTGGTGACCTCTACCAAGGCGTATGTGGCTAACCACATACCAAAAACGATTGATACAAATTTTGCTACGTTAGGCAAATATTGTCTCATCTATTTTTCCCTCCTTCTTAAGGTTGTAGTTTTATATAACTTCATAATTTTTGAGAAAACAACTGCTTTAACCCCATAATAATGGTACATTATAACAATATTTCTGATTTTTTACAAGTTATATGGGTAGTTTATGAGCATTCTACCCTGCAATTACATTTGAACTTCCAGATGCTGTGTCTCCACATGAAGCTGCGTCACCGGCTCTAACAACGCCAATTCCGTTGGCAAAAACTGTTTTACTTCCGACTACCATTGTTGGTGAAGCATGTGGTTCATCACCGTGATTGGCCACTGCATCACCAATGACACTAACAGCCGCATTGTTTACAATCACAGATGAAACCCCTGGGCCAAGAATCTTTCCGCCAGCACTGTCAACATTTACTCTGCTGATTCCGGGCATTAGGTTATTATACTTCCTCTAGTTACCGGCTCTATACCGGTGGTAGTTTTGATATAATGTTTTTGCATTTGGTCAATACTTGGTGCATGCATCAAAACATGTTCTTTGACTAGCACAACATTTACATCCGCGTCAGCAGTGAATAAACTTTGAATCAATCCAATACCTTGTGGTCCGGGCATTACTGTGCATGGTTTTGATACTTCAAAGCCGTTAGGACCAGCATCAACAATTCGCGCTACAATTTCGTCGCCGGTAATCAATTTAAAACTGACAATGTCGCCTGCTTGATAACCTTTAGTAACTAACATTTTAACCTTTCAATGATTGGAAAAATTCTTTTGGCTTGGAGTTTAGTCCGTTGAATCCACCAGGAATAAGTTCGTATCCGTGAAATATTTGCGGAACACTTTTTAGTCCTTTATCTAACAACATCTGCCGCGATTCTGCATCGTTCTCGATATTAACTTCTGTGTACGGCACACCACGATTTTCTAATAATGCTTTTGCCCTATCGCAAAACGGGCAATTATTTTTTGAATATACAGTTACCATAATTTTCCTATAAACTAAATCCCTTAAATGTATTGTTATCAACATCTTGTTTTGTACCGCCAATTACATAACTACTAATTTCTGTTTCCTGCGGAGCCACTTGCACCTCAGCACCAGCTATCCATTTTGCTGTCCATGGTAAAGGATTGCTACCGGGCTTGATACCGCAATTCAAACCAACCGCTGTCATACGTTTACAGGTCAACCAGTCTACATATTGACTTAAAAGTTGCTCGTTTAGTCCAATCATGCTTCCGTCTTTAAACAAATAATGTGCCCAGGATTTTTCCTGTGCTGCTGCTGCCAAAAACATCTGTTCACATTCTGCACGAGTTTCTTCTTTAATAGAAGCATAATCAGGATCATCCTGTGGTAGCAATTTTAGTAGGGTTTGCGTGGACCCTAAATGTACGTTTTCGTCTCGTGCGATCAATTTAATGATCTTGGCATTGCCTTCCATCTTTTTCAATTCTGCAAACGCCCAACTACATGCAAAACTAACATAAAAACGTATGCCTTCTAGTGCATTGACTGAATTTAAACATAACCACAGTTTTTTCTTTAAGTCGTACATATCAATAACAACTTCTTTACCATTCACAGTGTGTTGGCCTACTCCGAGTAAATTATAGTATTGTACTGTTTCTATCAAAGCATCGTAGTAACGACTAATATCTTTAGCACAATTTACAATCTCTTCAATGTCGGTCAGTTCATCAAACACTACACTAGGATCAGAATAAACATTGCGAATAATGTGAGTGTAACTACGACTATGAATAGTCTCGTTAAACGCCCAAGTCTGAATCCAAGTTTCCAGCTCAGGAATAGTAGCAATGGGCAGGAAAGCAAGGTTAGGACTACGGCCTTGAACACTGTCAAGAAGTATTTGTCGCTTAAGATTACTTGTAAAAATATGTTGTTCATGTTCTGTGAGTTCTTTGAAGTCTTTGCTGTCTCGAAGCACATCTACTTCTTCTGGCCGCCAAAAGAAGCCTAACTGTTTGTCTGTTAGTTTATCAAATTGTCTATACTTCAGTGTGTCGTAACGTTGTATTGGTTGTGCACCAGAAGGGTCTAAAAATGCCAACGATTCAGTATGCTTGTTCTTGTTACTGATATTAAAGACGCTCATTATTTTTCCTGTACATAAGTTTTTTCAAATATATCTTTCTTTACTACGCCGTAGTCTCCAGAACCATGTCTTACAATATAATCTTCACCGGCCCGATAATTTAGTGTTTCGCCCCAGCTTGTGGCTACGCTGCCGTCGTGATCTGCCAACTTAGCCAGCTTGATGATCTTTTTAGGATAGCACACTCCATTGCCAGCATCATCTTTTAGTTCGCGAAACTTTTCTGGAGGTATTGGATATTGTTCACCTTTGGGACCAGTGAGTATATAGTATCCCTTTTTATAGTTCACCGGACCTTCTAGTGTTTGAATAACTCCGTCGTCTTGTGCTATTTCATACCGTTCAGCGTTAGGCTGTTTGTAAGTTTTAAAAGCACCTTGACTGAACCATTCGTCTGTGATAGCTTGGTCTTCAAATAAATTGATATATTTTCTCATGACCATATTTTAAATTACACAACTATCACAGTCTTCTTGGTCAACAACTTCTGTTTCTTCAACAGATTTAGATTCTACTAACTTGTCAATATTGATTTCACCTTGACCATCAAATGTGTTGAAATAGTACAATTGCTTTAATCCATACTTGTAACACATGAGAAGATGTTGCAGCATTTCACTCATTGGGATCTTTTCATCTTCATAGTATTGTGGATTGTAAGAAGTATTTACACTTATGCCTTGATCAATGTATTTTTGTAATACTGCACATAGCTTCAAATAACCTTCGGGACTTATTTGATCCCAAAGTAGTTCATATTTGTTCTTTAAACGGCGATATTCAGGTACAACTTGACGTAATGCACCGTGTTTGCTTTGTTTGACTGATACATAACTGCGTGGGGGTTCAATTCCATTAGTTGCATTACTAATCTGCGCAGATGTTTCTGCTGGCATTAGTGCCATCAGTGTAGCATTTCGCTGGCCAGTTCTTTGGATTTGTTCACGCAGTGATTGCCAAGGCATACGCTCTTGGTAGGTCACTAATTCATCCACGTCTCGTTTTCTAGTATCAATGGGTAATACACCCTTTGCACTTTTTAGGTCTTGCCAGCGAGTACAGGGTCCTTGTTCTTCTGCGAGATCTGCAGAAGCCTTGATCAAATAGTATGACCAGGCTTCTGCGTACTCGTCAACTAGAGCTAATGCTCGGGAGTCACTATAACTAACATCATTCTTAGCTAGGAAGTAGGCAAAATTGATAATACCAACCCCAATTGGCCTAAATTCTTTAGTAGCTAATTGTGCTGCAAGAATTGGATAATTTTGATAACTCAATAATGCATCCAATCCTCTTACCGCCAACCGACACATCTTCTCGAAGTCATGTGGGCTTTTTACATTGCCCCAATTGATCGCTGATAGAGTACACAGGGCGATCCTACCATCCTCGTCGTTGACATCTCGTAACGGCACA